GGCGCGCCACCGAGACAGGCGGACGGTACGTACACCATGTTGATGGCGGCGCGCTTGACCGTCTGGGTCGGCAGGCCGGCGAACGGAAAGTTCTGGGCATACTGCGTGACCGTCGTGACGTAACCGCCAGTCTGATTCGGATCGATCGTGATCGCTTCCCGGAAGCCGAGGATGCCGCGACCACCGGCCTGCATCTTCGCGCCGTTGTAGCGATAGAAGAGGGTCGATTTGGCGGACGGATCACTCCCTGCCACCGATGTGCTGGAAACCCGATCGACGACGTACATTGGTCCGAAGATGTCCTGCACCGGCGAGCCGCGCCCCCAATTCGCGGTATTGCGGGTACCGGTGTCGGGCCTGTACAGATCCTTGAGCGTCAGCGGCGCGTACGAAATTTCGGTTCGCGCACCGTAGCCGTTGGTGACCGCGAGCAGCGTATCGCGCGGCACGAAACGATTCTGGACGTCGCCCCGTGAGTAGGTGACAGGCGAATTGGAGTCGTTGTCCCACTTGATGCGCATGTAGTCGACGTTGCCGTCGCCGTCCACATCGGCGAACAGATGGCTTCGCGAAGCGAGACACTCGGCCGACGTGCAGCCCAGCAGGGTCGGCCCGAGCACCGCGTCGCCGGCGAGATAGCCAATGCTGGTTCCATACTTGGCGCGCATGTCACCGTTCGAGTCCGGATAGACATAGTCCGCACGCCCATCGCCATTGACATCCGCCACCTGAGCATATTGGTAGTTCACGACCTGCATCACAGGTTGGCCGCTATTGACGAAGTCCGCACCCGTGTTGAGGAAAACGGCAACATTACCCTGGCTGCGTTGCGGCGACCCCATGTAGACATCATCGGTCAGACCATCGCCATTGACGTCCGCGAAACTGTGCAGATCTTCGGCATCGATCACGATGGTGCCATAGCGATCGAGAGCGACTTGATTGCTCGTGATCGAGGTCACCGTGAACGGAAGCACCCTGAAACACGTTGTGGAACTGGTCGTAACGCTGGTCGTTCGTAGTGGATTGACGCCACCGCCACCACCGCCCGGAGGCGGCGTTCCACCTCCGGAACAGGTGACCGCGGCTTTCACCAGAAGATCGGAGCGGGCGTCCCCATTGAAGTCGTTCAACTGCAGGTAGTTGCCCTTGCGGTACAACCCTGACACCACATAGCAATTTCCGGTCGTGCAGCCGTCACCATGCAGGGACACGGCGCGCGGCGCACCCCAGCGGAAGCCGTAGCTGCCACCACGCTCCATGATCCGCATGACCAGCGAGCCGTTCGACGGGTAAACGAGGTCCGCCAGACCATCACCATTGACGTCGGCCTGTTGCGGCTCGGAATACTTGTCGGCACCGGAAGGAATCGGCACCGCCAGTTCTGCCAACATGTTGACGCTGGTATCGAAGGGCTGCGCCTGATTTCCTGTCGCGCGATACGCGATCCAGTTGGTGTCGGTACGCTGGAAGTAATCGTCCCTGCCATCGCCGTCGTAGTCCAACAGGAACCAGCTGTAATCCTGCGGGTTCCAGTACAAGCCGTTCGGTGCGCAAAAGACCGTGCCCGCATTTTGCAGCGTCGGATTGCCGCTCGCGTTCAATCGCGAATACAGCAAGTTCACCGTCTTCGACGGACAAGGCTCTCCTGCACTTCCGTCCTTCAGCCAGATAAGGTCCTGGCGACCATCGCCGTCGATGTCGCCGAACTTCAGGCCCTCGAACTTGGTGAGACTTCCATTCGGCACGCCCGCCGTCTGCTCCCAGGTCTGGAACAGGTCGTCGTCACCCCACGTCGTTCGCGGCGTACTCCACTCGAAAACCGTGGGAGCGGCGCAGACTTCACGCGTTGCATCCCGACATTCGGTCACCGAATTCAGCACGGCTTCCGCCGTCCTGGCGATGCCGTAGTCCATCGCATAAAAGCGGACGGTTTCGAATGCACCGTCAAAATCGTGATCGACGGATGACGTGATGCTCGTCAAGCGCGACCGGCTCCGGACCTTGCCTCCGGCAAGGTAAGCGATCCGGTCGATTGCGACCGTCGTCGTACCAATCTTGAAGGTGCCCAAGCTGTAGGAGAATGTCAGCTCCGCATACGGGGCCTGCGCGGCACCGGGCTGCCCAGGAAGGGGCGTCTTGCCGGTATAGCGGACCTTGCTGATGAGGTGCTCGCCCTGATTGCCGTTTGCCTCCGTCCCTTCGCTGTACAGGTAGTCGATGTAATTGCCCGTCGAGTCCTGGAAGCGGGTCTGCGCCCAGCTCAAGGCAAAGGCTTCCTTGCCCGAAGCGGTGCTGTTGATGTAGCCATCGGGACGATTGGCGGTGAGACTGTTGTCGCGGTCTCCATACCAGCTGGTGGAACCATCTTTGCGGTCGACCGTGAAGAAAGACACCCCCACGCTGCCACCTGATGGGGTGTAGGCGCAGACGCGCTGAAAGGATTGCAGTTCGGTGCGTAAGTTCTGGACGGTCATGCCCGCTACCGCTGGGCAAGCGATACCGTCGTCGGCTGGAACCAGACGCTGTCCGTCCAGACAATAGCGATCAGCGGACGTGAAATTGATTGGGGACGGGTCGCCATCACCCGCCACACCGTTCACGATGAAGTCGCCGGACTCGCGCGTTGCGCGGCAGCGGGTAATGGCGGACAGGCCGCTGATCGCCCAGCCCTTGGCAATCGTACTGTCGCCCCCTTGGCTTGAGTACGACAGCGACAACTGCGGTACGACCCCGGCCGTGCCAGGAACCGTAAACAAGGGCATTGCGTAAGTGGCTGCACCCGACTCGCTGACCCGGAATTGTCCCGGAGTGGCCGCCACGCTGTCCGACAGCGTGTCGGGTGCTACGATGAAACCCGTGGCGGCTGGCGTTCCGGCAAAACCGTCGCGCAGCACGATCCCCATCGGCAGGAGCAGGATCGATACAACCGCAAGGAACAGCCCGGCCACGAGGCTTTGCCGAGGCTGGCTCGCTGGCACAGCGTCATCAGTCGCCAGCGGACACGAATCTGCTATGGAATTGGACATCCCCGGATGACTGAGGACCGATTCGCGCTCGTATGTAATTGCTTTCATGCCTGTTCCCCTGTTGCCGACGATTGCGGCCCAGTCACTGTTGAATGCCGTCCACACCAGGCTCCGCTGCCGCTCGGCACGTAACCTGGCATCTCCCTCGCTTGAAGACGGCTTGCGCCCCGTCATGTCCTGCCGCTGCGGCCAGCGGTACCACCCCATACTTTCCACCGTACCCTGAGACTGGCTCACCGCTTGAGACAGACCGCCCGACACTGATTAGCCTTGGTGAACTCACGCAGTGGAAAAACGGGGTTGATGCTCTTGCACACAATTCGTCTGCGCTGATTCAGCACCACAAGAGCAGAACCAAACCCAGTAGCCAACGCGCTAGCTGAAGAAAAATTTCTGCATATACGGCGGCTCCGTCGAATTCCGCCTCGACACTTCGACTCCGGCACCGCAATCAAGCCGCCCTCCCGGGCCGGCCATGGGCCTCGTGCCAGATCCGCCAGTAGACCTCCTCGCGATGCACGGGTACCTCTCGCGGCGCGTAGATGGCTATGCGAACCTGATTGCCGAGTCGGACACGCTGAGGACCGCCATAACGGTCTTCCCCAACGTGGACTCTCACATCCTCGCCGATACGCAAGGACTCTCCAGACAGCATCGACACCAGGTAGCAGCGTTTCCGACGAGGCCTGCGATGGACCGGCTGGACGATCTCATTCGCTTCATCCAGGATCGTCACGTGATCGGGCGCCGCAATCGCCACCGTGTAGTGGTTGTGAAGCTTGGATCGGATCGTCAGACGCACGCTGTCGCCGATGCGGATGCTCTCGCCCACGCGGCGGGTCAGGACCAGCATGGCGACCTCCCCCATCCGGCCGATCGGTGTCCCTTGGTACGCGGACGTCGAGGCGGTTCCCGCACGATCGCCAGCACGCGAGGCGGGGAAACGTGCAGGCGGATGTCGCGCAGCGCCGTGGCACCCGGAATCCGCAGGCGAACCGCTTCAACGATGACGGCCGTCGGCCCGATGGTGAACCCTTCGCCGTCCCGCAGCGCCAGCACATGCGCCATGCGCCCGATGCCCGAAGGGGCACTGGCGCAGAAGCCGTCCGCACCTCCGAGTGCGTGCCGAACCGAGGCGTCGATGTAGACGTACAGCACATCATCGACACGGCCGGTCGGCTGGATGCGGGTGTCGCGACCGATGCGGAGGGTTTCGAGCAGGGAGCAGTCGAGGAGGGGCATTCAAGCGCCCCCGATGCACTGAGCACGACCGTCGGCCGCATGCGGCGTCGGCAAACGCTCAGGCGGACCGAACGCGCCGCGCCGTGCGGGCACAGGAGGGCGGTACTCCAGTGGCGAGGCCTGCGATCTACCACCGATCCCGAAGTGAACCTGATCGGCGCAATCGGCCGCCTGCGCGACCAATTCGCCGGGCAACCAGACCCGGACCTCGAACTCGCCAAGCTGGAAGCGTCGAAGGCCACAGAGCGAGAACAGGTAGCGCCAGACACCGTCCTTGCCGGAAACGGGATGCATGGCGACACCGCCAAGGATCAGTTCGGTACCGGCCGGTGCCCACGCGCCGAGCGCGATCCGTGCCCCCTGTCGGCCGTGGATCGCGATCCTGGTCCCTTCCCCGAGCCGGAGGCTGCCTCCGACCTGGCACGTCACGATCTGCATGCGTTCTCTCCTGGCAGCGCCTTGGCGACAAGAAATATCGCATTGCTAAACTTATTGCAATACACTACTCGAAAATTTCTCAGGCCCCCACCGCTATGGGTAGGATGCGTTCCATGAACAGACACTCCGAGGCATTCGCCGATGCCATGAAGACCACCGGCACGCGGAACACCGCAGTGGTCGAGCACCTGGGCGGGCGCATTTCCCCAAGCGATGTCTCGAACTGGCGCGTCGGGCGCCGCCCGATTCCGGCCGAGCATGCGCCAGCGGTCGCTGCGCTTCTGAACGTGCAGCCGGAGGAGATCAGCCAGGCTTACGAGCGCATGGTGCTGGCGGGGCTACCGCTTTCCTCTGCGAGGTCGGGAGCGCAACGGCCTGCCGCAGGCCACGTGAGCTTGGACAAGCTGGAAGAATTCGGATTCGCCGAAGGGCCAACACGGCTCGTACTACCGGAATTCCTCGTGCGCCCACGGATCGGTCTCGCACCGCTACAGAGCATTCGCTGGACGTTGCAACCCACGGAAGCGATGGAGCCGGAAATCCGGCGTCACGCGCTTGTGCTGGTGGACACGACTGCATCGGGACTGGAACACGTCGTCGACAGCGGTGCCTATGCCTATACCCTGTGGGGTCGCCCCGATATTCGACGCATCCAGATCCGCCGTGACGATTGGTGCCTCGTCCGACATGGCAGCGGGATCGAACACACCATCGTGTCCGAAGCCGATCTCGAACATCTGCGTATCCTCGGCGCGGTCTGCGGGTGGATCAATCCACCCTGAGCTATGGCGCAGTGGTGGGGACGGTGCTATATCGGTACGGCAAGCTGGGCGTAGGCAGGACCGCCGGTTACAGGGAGGGGGCATGGAGCAAACAAAGTCCGGATGGGTCGCCAAGGGCATCGCCTTCAGCGTGATCTATTGCGCCACCTATCTGGTGGCCTGGTATCACTCACTCGACCAATGGTTCCTCCCCACGGGTTTGCGAGTCGCAGGCCTACTGCTGCTTCCCTATCGCTACTGGCCCTTTCTGTTCTTGGGCGATGCGGCAGGCTTGCTTGAAATCCGAGCGCCGAAAGCCGATCGATACGGAGAACTATGGGCCTACCTGAGCCCTTTCCTGCTTGCTCCGCTGATCGCTATCGCCCCCGCCGTATTCAGAACACGTCTGAAGCGTTTTTACGGCGATGTAGCTTGGTTGCCATTGGTCATCATCGCCATTTCGTTTTGGTCTTCGTTCTGCAAGATCGCGGTGAACTACGCCTTGTCGGGCCCCACCGCATCCGACCTTCCGGAAACCCTTCAGCGGTACATCATTGGGGATTGCCTCGGGATTCTGCTCGTTCTCCCACCTATCATGGTCTGGTTGAAGCGGTCCGACGAAGGCTTCGGCAAACGCAAATTCCTGATTGACACATCGATCCTGCTGGGCATGATGTTCATCATGCTGCTTGCTGCGACGCCCCCGGAACTCAGCGCCTCTCTGAAGCAATTGTTCCTCATATTGCTTGTCGTCCCGGCAGCGGCGATGACTCTGTTGCATGGTTGGCGAGGCGCCGCGATCGGTATCACGTCCGCGAACCTTATGATCGGCGCGTCGCTGAGAGGGCTCAATGCCCCCGAAGCCCACGATGACAACTCCTTTGTCACGCAGCAAATCATTGTCATCGCTGCGATGTCGCTTTTCGCGCTCGGGGCCATGATCTCAAAACTCTATGAGCGGGCTCGTCGACTGGGTATTGCAGAGTCGCACGCGCATGCGCTCGCGCAATCCAGCTTCTTGTCGACCGAACAGAGCCTGAGGGACAAGCTGAAGTACATGGCGCAAATGCAAATGGGGTTCGACGAATACCGAAGAAAGCTCATCTCGCGCCTTCGCGACTCTGGACATCATGCTGCCGCAATGGAACTCAATGCCGAAGGTGTCGAGCAGATGGCTTGGTTCGAGCGCCAATCCGCAGCGCTCTATCCACTCCAGTTGGAACGCCAGGGGCTGTATGCCGCCCTTCACTCGAACGCGTTTTCACAACTATGGGCGGGCGATTCTGAACTCATGCTGCTCGTGAAGGGGCAGCCCAAGTCACTGTCGATCGATCTCCAACTTTCCGCGTACCGTTGCATCTGTAACAGCTTTGCTTTGTTGTCGGAATGTACCCCCGACTTGTTCAAGGTACGTGCGCGTGTTTGGCGCTACCGCGGATATAGAGGCATCGCGGTCTCGGTCATCGGCCGCGCAACCAAAACCCAAGACGCCAGCAGTTCCAGCACGCTTGCCGTGCTGGAACTGGAGGGTCGAGTGAAAGCTCACAACGGCGCAGTACGACGCCGATCCCCATGCCGTATCAACTTCTTCGTATCAGAAGTAGATCCTGACCTGTTGGCGTCCCCGGTCGAAAGGTTTGAGCGTGGTTGGATGCGACACTAGCGAGTGCTTGACGCTCGGAATACCCACCGATCGCCGGAAGCGTCCGGGAATCGCAGCACCTCAATTGCACTATCCCGGTAGAGGACAGACCCTCTTCCGATCGGCATCTCATCGCCCGTCACGAAAGTACGCTCGATGTCCGTCCCGACGGGTAGCACCCAGACCAGATCGTCGATCCTGCCTACAGCGGCACGCACCGTGCCATTGCGGTCGTTGACCTGAATGTAGTTCATGCCAGCACGTTGGAACTGGTAGACATGCCATGCCGGATCGATCGACTGATCGACCGCAACCGGGTATGCCTGACCGAGACCAACCGCTGTCTTTGGGGCGCCATTCCCATCGCCCGGGCAGCACTGGGCTACGGCGGGAAAGGCGGAAAAAGCGCCAGCCAGGAGCAAGCCGAGCAACACGAGTCTGCGAATGGACGAATGCATCAACATCGAAGTTCTCCTTGTGGAATCCATGCGAATGACCATTGGCACCGCAATCTTTGCGAAAGTTTGCAGTGCTAACTTTACAGCCCGCGTTGCTAATCCCCTGCGGGCTTTTTCGACGGTATCACCGGAGTCCGTGGGGCGCCGTGCCGCCATCCATCCATCAGGGAGATTCCACGCCCGGCGCTACATCCCGAGCAGTCGTACGGCCTCATCGGCTCTCCTCATAGCCGGTTTCATCGACAATGCGCTGCCGTAGGGCGCGGTCGTAGACCACCCCATGCTCCGCCCGCTCGCTGTAGGCAGCCCGTGCCCGCAGGGACCGCCGGAGGGTCTGCCCGGTGATCGGTTTCTCGGGATAGGCCTTGTTGAAGGCCAGGATCTTCCCGCGGACCTCCAGCGCCGTGTCCTCGTCGTCCTGCCGCTGCGCCATCGCGTAGGCCGCCAGCAGGGCCTTGCGCCGGTCGAGAATGTGCCGCTCGCGGTCCTTCAGGGCCCGGTTCTCGGCGTACCGGCGCGCGACCTCGGCCGGCGTGAACCCGAGGACCTGCAGCACCTCGTCCAGCGGGTCGGTCTCGGCCACCAGATCGCCACGGGTGCTGGTCGCGCCCTCCTTCGCGTAGCGCACCGCCTTCATCGCATCCTTGAGCGCCTTCGGCAGCATCGTTTCGACGCCGCGGTACACCTGCCCCTCGGCGACAAGCTGCGTCCCGACGAAGAAGTTCTTGCCGATGCCGAACATCGGCCCAGCGACGTTGTCCATCATCGCGTAGTAGGCATCGCGCCCATCAAGTTCGCGATCCGCGTCGCGCCACAGCAACTGCGACATCTCCACGCGGCTGGCGATGTCGGCGCCGGTCAGGGTGTTCGCGGCGCCATGCATCGCAACCTCTGCGCCGGCCTCGCCCAGGAACTGCGCCAGGAACTTCCGCAGTTCCGCCTCGGTGTCCCACGGGTCGTCCTCGTCGCCGAAGGCGTGGGCGATGGCGTCGATGACGCCGATGGTCAGCGAGGACAGGGGCAACCCCAGCGCCCCGGAGAAAAACCCACTCATCGCCAGCACGCCCGCCACGTTGCGCCGCGCCAACCGGCGGACCTCGGGGCTCTCACCCTTCGTCGCCTTCCAGCCCATGCGCCCCAGGTGCCAGAGCATGTTCAAGCCGTACTGCTTGAACATCAGCACCACCTTCGCCGGTCCGGTCTGCAGGAAGCGCGCGCGGTTGGCGTTGCTGTAGTTGAAGTGGGTCGCGGTGATGGTGTCGGCGGCGTAGCGGACCGCCGCGTCGAACCCCTGCCCGGCATCCCGCGCCAGCCGATAGGCGGCCATGCCCGAAGACTCGCGGTTCAGCACCTCGGCGGTGTGGAACAGCCAGCCGACCAGTTCCATCGCCCGCGCCAGCTTCGGACTGTAGGTCGCCAACCCGCCCTCGGCCAGCCCCATCAGGGCGTGGGTCTGGGTCTTGTCGAGCACGCCGGCCCGCTGCAAGGCCTCGTGCGCCTTCACTTCGTCCGGCCGCTTCAGGACCTTCTGCGCATGCCCGGCCGTCCGCGCCGATTCGTTCAGGGCGCGCAGCAGGTAGCGGGACGCTTTGGCGGCGCCATGCTCGGCCGCCAACTGCGGGAAGGTCAGGATCGCGGTCTGGGTCAGGTTGACCAGCGCCGCCGCAGGGGTGGCGCCCAGGAAGTACACGAAGCCGATCGAGGACAGACGGTTGGTGATCGCGCTGTCCTGGGGATTGAGCACCCATTGGTGCCGCTGGTCCAGTTCGCCGAGGATCGCATCCATCGCCACGACCGCACGGGTGTCGACGTCCGGCGTCCGCCGACGCAGATCCTGCGCCTCGCGCAGGTCCGCCAGCGTCTGTTCCAGCATATGCCCGTAGCGCAGCCGCGCGAGCTGGTGCGCGCCGTGCGCCATGTTGTGCGCGAAGGCGCGCAGGGCATCGGGGTCGAACCCGGCCACGCCCTGGCGGTGGATGGCGTGCTTGCGCATCGACAGTTCAGGCAACGCCTGCAGGTAGGTCTGGTAGACCGCGTCCTGGGTCTTCTCCGACACGCCGGCCTTGCGGAGCTTGTCGATGATCTCGGCCACGAACGAGCCGCTGGGCGCATCCTTGGCCTGCGCGCTACGCAGCCGACCGCGCGCCTTGATCGTGAAGCCGCGGGCCTTGAAGGCTGCTTCCTTACGCTCCAGCGCACCCAGGCTGTCGAGCATCAGGAACACCGGTTCGTTGTCGCGCTCGGCCGCGATGAAATACTCGCCATACCGCTGCAACGGGAAGTACACGCCCTGCAACCGGTGCGACTCGAACTGCTGCCGGATCGAGTACACCAGCTTGCGCTTGAGGCCGTCCGGCGCTTCGCTGGCCTCGATCCGTGCGGCCAACGCGTCTTCCACCTGTTCGGAACGGTCGCGGTAGAGATCGCGCATCTGGCGATAGAACCCCTGCGCCTCGGGCGGCAAGGCATCCCATGCGGCGCGCAGCGTGGGGTACGCGCGCTTGCGGGCGTCCTCGCGCTTGGGCATCCCGCGCAGACGCTTGGCCTCCTCCATCATGTCGATCTTGTTGTCGCCGCCGCGACCCAGCATCTGCTCGCGCAGGACCTTCAGCGCCTCGCGGATGTTCGGGCGGGTGGCGTCGCGCAGCTGGCCGCCGTAGCGGAATTGCAGCCTCTGGTAGCTTTCCGCCGGACCGACGCCTTCGAGGGTCGCGCGGTGCATCAGGTCGAACAGGCGTTTGGCGTCCTCCCGGTGCTTGCCGGCCCAGCGGCGGACGGATTCGGCCAGGTCCGCGCCTTCCTCCAGCAGCGCATTGCGGTCGGCGGACATCGCATCGAGCAACCGCGAGAAACCGGCGATGGCTGGATCGTAGTCGCTGCCCAGTTCGGTGAGCTGGTTGGTCGCCAGGGCGCCAAGCCACGTCTTGCGACTGGCGTCCTTCAGCTTGGCCGGCGTGCTGTCGCGCAACCACTGCCGCGCGCGTTCGAGCCGCGTCTCATCCTCATCCTGCCGAACGATCGCATCCACGTCGGCCAGAAACGCCTCCGGCGCACGCCGGCTAAACATCGGCAGGCCTTCCGCCACTGCCGCCCGCATCGCAGGGGTGATGTCGAGGGCGTGGACCGTCATTGCCGGGTGACGGAAGCGTGGCCGAATCTGCGCGGCCGTCACTTGCGATCCGAACGCCCGCGCCCAGCGATTCGCAGCAGCCGGCAAGATGCGATCGTAGAACGCCCGCATGCCTGCGGCACGGTCTCCGACCAGTGCATTCCTCGAAACCTGTTGTTCCCCCGTCGTCCATGCGATCCGATCGACGTTGCGCTCCACCGCCATCCGCACCATGCGCTTGAGTGCGAGCAGCGACCAGTCTTCCGATCGTGCGAACGGCGCGGGCGGCACGTTGTCCTCGTCGTCGCCGTAGCCATACCTGCGGCCGTCCTGGTGCCAGTCGGACTGGAATTCCTCGACGAACAGCATGGGCTTGCCGTCCACATCCTCGCGCTCGTTGTAGCGGACGTGCAGAAGCAGGTTCTTCGCGGCCGGGAAGTGCGAACTGATGTAGGGATCGTCGGGATTCCTGCTCGACGGTTGCGGCGGCAGCGTCAACAGCAATTCGCGATAGTCGCGCCCGCCTTCCAGCTGCGACCCGGAATACTTCGTGGTGCCGAACGTCAGCGGCGCATCCGCGTCCAGTCCATCCTCGATCGTCGCCAGATCGGCACGCTGGGGCTTGGTCAGGCTCGCGGGGTCGATGGCTTCGCCATCGCGCGTCAAGGCGACACCGAAATACTCATCGCTCTCGATCTCGAATCCTGCCGCCTGCAGGCGCGACAGAGCGTCGTTGAAGCGCTGGGCGTCGCCGCCCTTCACTTCTTCGTCGATCTGCACCTGATGCGCGCGCACAAAATCGGCCAGGTCCTCGCGCGTGATCCGTTCGCGCTCACCGAGCCATGGGTCGATCCGGAGCCAGTCGCGTTCCGCACCCCGGATCAGGCCGCGGCGCTGCGCACCGTCGAGCCACTGCCGCCATTGCGTCGCGGTGCCCGCCTTCGGGGCATCGCGCGCCGCCTCCACCGCCTTCAGCAGCGCCGAGTAGAACGGCGTCGAGCGCTGGAAGCGCACGCCGGACAATCCGCGTCCACTGCCCTCACCGTCGACGACCGCCCGGCGCGCGCGCCGCAGCAGGTACGCCAGATCGGCGTCGCCCAGGCGCGAGAGCCGCAGGAACCCGTGCCGGCGCAGCCAGTCGCGCACCGCGCCCCACCAGGCCCGGAGCGCCTGCCGGAACGGCGGCGGCCCCTGTTCGGCGATGTGGGCGGCCAGTTCTTCGGCCAGGATCGCCAGACGCAAGGGCGAGGACACACCCTTCAGGCCCGTCGCGTAGTCCGACAGATCGACCTGGTGCCGCTTCGCCAACCGCATCAGGCCCGCCACGCCGCCGACATCCCGTGCGAAGCGCGCCAGCGCGGGCTTCAGGTCCTCGCCCAGCACCAGCGCCAACCCGTGATGGCCCCAGACCTCGTGGAAGATCGCGCGCTCGACGCCCGCGCGCGTCGCCAGGTCGGGGTGGCTCGCGACCAGCAGCACGTTGCCGTCGTGCCACACCGCCGCGATCTCCTCCGGCCGCACGCCCTGTTCGCGGGCGATGCGCTGCACGTTCGCCGGCAGGGCCGCCGGTGAGGGCAGGACCTGAACCGGCGGACGCGCTTTCCAGTCGCGCATCAACGATGCGGCGATCCCTTCGATGCGTCGCTGCGCCGCCTGGACATCGGCGTCGCCGGAAGCGTCCGCCATGGCGCGACGCATACGGATCGCGTTGCCTGCATCCTCCCCGGCACGCAGCGCCTGGAACGGCCGCCGTTCCAGCAGGTTGCCCAGCGCGTCGGCATCGGCCGCCGGCAGGAACAGACGGTGCTGCCATTGCACGCGTTCGACGAAACCGCCAGCGCGAGTGATTTCCGACTGGATGTTGGGCAGGGAGTTGCTCGAGGTCACGACTTCCAGCCGCGGCTCGCCCGAGACGCGCACGCGCTTGAGTTTCCAGCCGTTCTGAAGGACCGCGACTTCGCCGTCCTTCATCACCGCCTTCAGGATTTCCTCCGGCGTGAGCGCCTGCACGCCGACGCCGAAGGCATCGAGGGTGCTGGCTTCCTGGTCGCGGTCCACTAGGCGACCGATCAGACGTTCGCCGTCGCTGGTCTGCGCGCGGACCACGCGCACCTCGCCCCTGATCCGATCCCAGATCGGCAACAGCGTGCCGGTCAGCACCATGCGCCGCTCGCGCTCGGTCGTCGGCCGCTTGGCGTTCTCCTCCTCCCACGCCGCTTTCGCCGTCTTCGCGTCGATGGTCTCGTAGTTGTCGGCGTCGAGGAGATCGGCTTTCTCGATCCGGCGGCTGCCGGTGCCGGTCAGTTGCACCATCTTGTCGATGCCACCGTCGCGATTGGTGCGGTCGGGCATCGGCTGCACCGCCCACACCTTGCCGCTGTTGACGTTGCGAACGTACTGATCGCGCTTCGGAAAGGGTTGCAGCTTGACCTTGTGCTCCAGTTCCAGCGTCACCGCCTTGGTCTGCGCGCCGGTCGTCGCATCGGTGTGCAGGACGTGTTCCTCGACCTTGGAGACGGTTTCCGCCTGCAGGGTCTGCATGCCCATGTCGAGCGTGCCGGCGGCGATCGCGCCATCGACGCGCGCCTCCAGCCGCTCGACGAACGCATCGAACAGCCGCCCCTGGCTCGCCACCGTGACCGACAGCAGGCGGTTGAGGAACTGCTGCACGTCCGGCAGCTTGCTCATGTTCAAGGCGCCGGTCTTGTCGACCAGCCCGTCGAGTCCCAGTTCGGTCGTGACGGCCTTGAACGACATGCCATCGACCCGGCCGCGGTAGAGCGAGACGAAAAAGTCCGTCACCGCGTCTTGCGCGTAAGTGCTTTCGAGGTTGTCCTTGGCGCTGAACAGCCCTTGATTCGCGGTGTCGCGCTGGCCCTTGGTCAGCGCCCCGAGCTGGTCGAGCCGGCGTGCGATCGAGGACAAGAACCGCTTCTGCGCCGGCAGGTCCGTGGTCACGAGCCGGTAGTTCGGCTGGCTGCTCTCGTTGGTGCGGTGCGTCCGGCCGAAGCCCTGCACCGCCTTGTCCGCGCGCCAGCCGGCCTGCAACAGGTAGTGCTGACGGCGCCGCTGGTTCTTCGCGGTGCGGTCGGCGTGGAAGCTGTAGCCGGTGCCGCCGGCATCGGAGAAGATCAGGATGTCGCGCTTGTCGGCCTGGAACTCGGCGGCCTCCGCCGCGGGCGCCGTCGCGCCACGGGACTGCACGACGGTCTTCGGATCGCCGGTCTTCGGATCGGGTACGCGCACCACCCGTCGCTTGCGGCCGGTGATCTCCGCGACGCGATCGACCCCGAAATGGTTCAGCAGCATGTCCAGCGGGCTTTCGGGCACGCGGATCTGCTCCAGCGTCTCCACCAAGGCCTCGCGCATGCGCACCGCCTCCTTGTTCTCCACGGGGAGACCTGCCGCATCGAAGACCTGCCGACTGCGCCGGTTGCCGTCCTCGTCGAGGAATTCCTCGTACTGCGCGACAGGAAAGCTGTTCCTGACGTACTGGATCAGACCATCGCGCGGGGTGATGTCCAGCGTTTCCAGGTCGTCCTCGGACTCCGCCTCCGCCAGCGCGCGCGCCTGCGCCGCCTCGTAGGTGTTGACGATCTGCAGCACCACCGCATCGCCCGCTTCAAGGTCCGCCTCGATCCGGGTCAGGACCGAGGGCATCTGCATCGCGGTCAGCACCTGGCTGAAGAACCGCTGCTGCGCGCCCCAGAACTGCGCCTTGGCAGCGCTTTTCGCATCGGCATTCAGGTTCGCCGACGTGGTCGCGAGCGCCTGGTCGATCCGGCGCAGTACGCCCTGCCAGGCGCGCGCCAGTTCGTCGTAGACCTCGCGCTGGAACTCGGTCAGCGGATGTTCGAGCCGGTCGTAGGTCACGCCATCGAACGACAGCGAGCGCGCGATGTAGACGCCCATCGCCTTCATGTCGCGGCTGACCAGTTCCATCGCCGCCAGGCCGCTGCTGTGGATCGCGTTGATGAACGCATGCACGCTGGGGAACGCCGTGCCCTCGCCCCACAGCCCCAGTCGGGTCGCGTAGGAGAGATTGGACACTTCGGTCGCGCCGGTCGCCGAGACATAGACGATGCGCGCGTTCGGCAGGCGGCGCTGCACGTCGATCACCGCCAGCGCCTGCGCGCTCGGTTGGACCCTGCCGCGTTTGCCGGTCGAGGTGATGGCGTTGCCAGCGTTGTGCGCCTCGTCGAAGACGATCACGCCATCGAAGTCCGGGCCGAACCAGTTCACGAGCTGCTCGACGCGCACACCGCTGGCGGCTGATTCCGGCGTCGTGTCCGCTGCCGGCGTGCCCGCCGGCTTGGGCTTGCCCTTGGCGACCGCGCCCTGCCGCAGGGTCGCATAGGTCGTGAACAGCACGCCTTCATCGAGGTCGATGGCACCGCCCTTCTTGATCTTCGACAGCAGCACCAGCAGATCGGTGTCGCCGCCGATCCCCCCGAAGTCGCGCTTCGCATCCGCGAACAGGCCGGGCTTCTCGCTCACCCACAGCGCGCGCCGACGCCCCTGGCGCAGGTTGTCCAGCACGATGCCGCTGATCTCGCGGCCCTTGCCGACGCCGGTACCGTCGCCGATGAAGAAGCCCCGGCGCTCGCCGTTGGGCAGCGTCTGGGCGTGCGCCTGCCCGGCGTAGACCACCGCTTCGAGCTGCGCGAGCGAGAGCCGTCCTTCGGTGACGACCTCGCGCGGCAGGTTCGGGGTGTAGGTCGGCGTCGGCGGCTCCACCGCCGCCATCGCCGCCGACTGCACGAGTGCGCCCGGATGGGGCTTCGCACCGGGAATGCGCACCTTCTGCGGCGCATACTGCTCGAAGATCGCGTCGGTCAGTGCGCCTTGGGCGCGCGGCGCGGCGTCCTCGGTCTCGACCGTCAGACCAGCATCGAGACCAGGGCTTCCTGCGCCTCCAGCGGCGTGGTCGTCGCCATGAACTCGTCGGTCAGTTCGTCCCCGATGTCGTTCTCCGTGAAGACCCGATACACCCGTTCCGGATTCTTCGCCACGATGATCCGCAGCCAGTCGATCATCCCGCGCAGGTACGGATAGCGCCCCGGATCGATCCCGTTTTCCACGCCCAAGGCCGCCAGTTGCAGCAGGTGCAGCCCGCTGTCGTTCACCACCACCTTCTCCCGGAACAGCATCTTCAGCGCGTGCTGGCTCGGCGGCAGGGCGTTGAGTCGATCGATCGTCTGCTGTTGCTCGATGGTCAGGGTGTTCACGGCGCAGGGTCTCGATGGTGGACAGCGCCGCTTCGGCGCTGGCGAAGGATTCGGTCAGGACCGGCGCGCTGGTCGGCCCGGTCTTGTCGATGACCAGCAACTGGTTGTCGAAGGTCGTGCCGTACTTGGCGTAGGCCTTGCCGGACAGACCGAGGTTCGCCCGGACAGCATACCGGCCCTGGATGCGGTCCCACCACGCGCGGAACGCAGGACGATCCGCCGCCATCCCGGCGCCGACGATCGCCACCAGCCGACCGCCCGGCGCCAACCGCTCCAGCGCCTGCTCGACGTGCTGGGCGCCGACGGCCGTCTTGCGATACCCGGCCATGCGGCCCGCCGTCGCAGAGAACGGCGGATTCATCAGGACCACGGTCGGACGGATCGCCTCCGGCAGAATCCGGTCGATGTGTTCGGCGTTCTCCTGGAACACCTGCTCCACGCCCAGCGCGCGCAGCAACGCGGCCCGGCGCGGCGCCAGTTCGTTGGCGACGACCGTCGCGCCTGCCGCCTGCGCCATCGCGACCAGATCGCCGGTTCCCGCGGACGGCTCCAGCACGACATCGCCCGTCGACAGGTGTGCCGCGCGCGCCGCCAGGAACGCCAGCGTCGGCGGCGTGCTGAACTGCTGGAACTCCTCCTGCTCGCGGGTGCGCTTGCTCTGGGTCGGCAGGCGCTTCAACAGCGCATCCAGCTTGCCCAGCGTCGCCCGCGCGTCCTGTTCCGTGGTCGGGTTCAGATCGCCGACGAGTCCTGCCTTCAGGGCGAGGTTCACGCCGAACTCCAGGGCGTCGTAGGCATCGCGCGGCGAGTACGCGCCCGCCGCCTGGCTGCCGCCGACCTCCACGTTCGCGCGATCGAACAAGGCGCGCGCTTCGATCGACCGTCCCGCGCGCAGCGACTCGGCGACCCAGCGCCCGACGCGGACCAAGGCTCGGTGAAGCGCGTCGGCGGCATCGGGCGCCGTCTCCGTCTCGGTATTCTCCGCGGCCGACGGCGATGGAGCGATTTCAGGGGCGACCTGGGCCGTGCCATCGGCCGCCGCACGCCCGGGGGCAATATCGACGTTCGCCCACAGGCGGTTGCTACCGTTGGACAGGGTCACGATGCCGCCACGCACCGCATAGCGGGCGCCGAAGCGCCCACCGCTGTTGGTCGCGCCCGCCCGCTCGAACAGTGCACGCAGCGTGCGCAGCGCGTGCTCGACCTCGGTGACGTGCGTGAAGCGCGCGGGGAAGTCCACCTGCCCCGCTTCCCCGGCGTCGACCCGCGCGATCAGCGCATCCACGAAATCCTTGAGTACCGCCTCGTTGTTCGTCGGCGCGGCGATCTCCTGCGTCGTGCGCGAGGCGGCCGGCGTGGATGCCGGTGTGGTCGCGTCGGCCTCGACAGGCGCGCGATCCCCGCCTGCGGCGTCCGTCGTGGACGGCTCCTCGGGCTCGATCTTCGTCCACCGTTCCGACCACGGCACCTCGCGGCGGTGCTCGATTCGGCCCTTGTGGTTGACGGTGATGGTCGTCCCGCCCTCCAGCCGTACCCACGGGAACCCGGATTTTGCGTACAGCACGCCACGCGCGGTCTCGGTCGTCCCGAGCACCAGCGCTACGGACGTCGCCTGCACGCGATCCCCGATCGCCAGGCCCGCCGCCGCCAGCGCCTGCATCCGGCGCCCGCGATGTCCGTCGTTCGAGACCTCCGCCAAGCGTTGCAGGGTTGGGAACAACCGCCCGTACTCCTCGGTGGCACGGTACGGCTGGAGCCCTCCGAACGCGCGCGCCCGGCGTTCCAGCCATTGGCGGGCCTCGACGTAGGTCGCGAACTCGGGGAACGTCTCCACCGGGGTCCGCTGCTCCGCCGCACGCTGCGCGCGACGCTCGGCATCGCGGGCCTGCTCCGTCGCCCGATCCGTGCCGGCCCAGCGGTAGATCGCCTCCTCCGTCGCCCCACGCCCGCGCGGCAACGCGATCCCGGTCGCCGCCGTGAACACCGCGCGACTCGCGGGATTGGTCTTCGCATCGCTGAGGTTGCGCGCGACCAGTCCGCGCCCATCGCGACGTTCGATCAGGTCGATCAGCTCGTCCGCGCTGCGGCGGTAGAAGTCGCTCTCCGGATCGGTCACGTCCGGGAACTTGCGGCGCATGGTCTCGACGAACACGCGGCGCAACGCCGCACGCTCCTGCGCTGGCGCATCGCCTTCCGAATCCACCTGCGCTGCCGCAACCGGGACCGCGTCCACCGCGGGCGTCGCCTCCGCTTCGACCATCGCTGCATCACCCGCAGCCGGCGCGGGGACCTCGGTGTCTCGACGCATGGCCTCATCGGCTGCCGTCTCCGCATTGAGGGCATCGACCTCCATCGCGGCCTGCCGCGCCTGTTCGATCTGCGCCTGCATCCGCATGCGGGCCGCCTGTTCGGCCGGATCGACAGCGCCGGGTACGGGAGATTGCGCCGCCTGCACCTTGCGCTGCTCGCGCACGCGGTCGATCAACGGGTTCATCCGCGTCGCGGACAGGCCGGGATAGGCGGTTGCGACGAAGCGGCGCACATCGCCGCGCGTCGGGGCCTTCTCGCCCTGCCAGCCATCGAGGAAGCCGTGGATCGCCGTCATCACCGCCTCCGGCGCGGGCGGCGGGTTCAGCACTTCCCCGGTGTCCGGGTCGACGCCGGCGGGCACTGCAGAGGGTGCCGCAGGCGCAGGCGTCGTCGTGGGCGGCGCTGGGGGCGCCGTCGCTACGGGCGCCGTGGCCGCAGGCACGTCCATCGCGGCCGGACTTCCCGGAGCTTCCGCGGCCGGCGGCGCCGTCGTCGGCGCGGCGGCGGGCACCGTCGGCGCCGCCCCCGGCACGACTCCACCCGCAGCACCGAACACACCGCCACCGATCGCGCCGGCCGCGAAACTGTCGAGGTACTCGGTCAACGCCTCGCCATCGGTCAGCGACTGCGCCGCCCCGAATCGCTGCGCCGCCTGCTGCACCGCTTCGGTCGTCCCTTCGGTCAGCGCGTTCTTGCCGAAACCCGTCGCCACGCGGCGCGCAAGGCCGCCCGTCCCGCCCACGCCCTTCAACAGGGTGTCGGCCAGCACCTTGTCGCCGAAAGTTTCCGCGGCACCGTAGATCGCACCGCCGGCCAGCACGCGCGTCAGGTCGATGTCCTCGCCGGTCTGCTGCGCCTGGCCGTAAGCGGCGTTGTAGGTATCGCCCAGGCCGCGCGCCGTCGCGCCGGTCGCGAGCGCGCCGACGCTGCCGATCTCCCGTTGCAGCGTGCGGGTCAGGAACTGCTGGCCAAGCGCCGCCGCTTCGCGTTTGGCGATGTCCTCCGCCGTGCCGGCGGCGATCCGTTTCGCCGCGTGCTCGGCGACCAGTGCCGCCGTGCGCTCGCGCAGTTCCTTCTTGATTGCGGTCTTGCCCAGGAGGCCCGCCACCGCGCCCGTGAGGTTGCCGACGACCGGCACCTCCGACCCCGCCGCCGCACCGGCCGCAGCCGTCACCAGCGATTCGACCACGCTCGGCAGCATCTGGCCGACGTTGTACTGCGCCCAGTCGAGCAGGTTGCCGGTCGTACCCAGTACGCCATCGCCGCTGCCCCAGGCGCTGCTGAGGCTGTCGGTCGGCTTGGCGGTCGCGCCCATCTCCTGATTCAGCGCCTGCGCACGCTGCGCCCAGTCGCGCGCGGTCTCGTCGGCGCCGACCACATCGGCCGCGAGCGCGCCGAGACCATAGACCGATGCCTTCGTGCCCGGCCAGTAGCTCTTGATGCCGCGCATGAAGTCGCCGTCGTCGCCGGCCGCCGCCGGTGCTGGGTCCGGATTGCTGGCGCGGAACGCGGCCTGCATCTGCGCGAGGTCGGTGCCGGTCAGGCGCGCGACTTCCGGCAGTGCGACGGTCGCGTACTCGTCACGGATCGCGCGCTGCCGCTCGGGCGGCGCAGCGTCGTAGCCGGTGCGCGCGCGCACCTTGCCCCAGTGGTACTGGTCGATCACGGCCGGCGTGAACACGGGCGCGGGCGCCTTGTGAGCGCCGTAGGCGACGTTCATCCAGTCGGGGACGGACGGATTCCAGGGGCGCGGCGCGAGCGGGTTGTAGGGGTCGGTTGCCATTAGCGCAGCATCCTGAGCAGGGTTTCGAGGGGCGTCGGTTCGTCCGGGGCGGCGTTCGTCGGGTCGGGCATCGGCGCTGTCGGATCGAAGGCCGGCGTCGTCGGCGCGGATGCCTCCGGCCTCGGTGCCGGACCCGGCAGGACGTAGGCCGCCGAAGGCGGTGGAGACGACGGCACCCGCAGCGATGGCGCGGGCGCGACGGCGGGGCGCCAGACCGGTGTCGGCGGTGCGACGGGGATCGAGGCATCGACCACCGGCCTGAAAGGCGCATACGCCGCCATGCGCTCAGGCACGGAGACGTCCGTGGGTACGGAGGTCGATCCGAAGGCCGCAGGGGCGCCGCCACGTCGCGCGAAAGCCGCCAGCACCTGCGCCTTGGTCTTGCCATGCAGATGCGGGTTGTCGCGGTAGGCACGCGCCGACACCAGCGACCGTATCGGCGTGTCGTCTGGCGCCGCAAGAATCTTCCGCGCACCGGTCGCGCCGAAGTGGTGCGCCAGGTACAGGTTGCCCGGCGTCGCCGCGTAGCCGGCGCTCGCCAACTGCTGCGCGCTGTCCTGGTCGTACAACGCGACCATCCGATCGGAGATCGCGCCGTCGCGGCGCCTGTCGAGGATCTGCGCGGCCGTCAGTCCCTGCGCCCACGCCGGCTGGTGGCGCTTGACGAGCCCGAGCCAGGTCGATTCGAGGAACTGGTGCTTCCCCAGCGCACCCGAACGCGGGTTGTAGGCGTTGTCGTCGCCGCCGGACTCCAGGCGGTTGCGAAATGCATCGTAGGCGGCGTCGGTCATGGCCGGTACGGTCCCGTGTACGGCACCGCGCCATACGACGGCAACGTGATGCCGTAATCGGTCGTGGTCTGCGGAACGGCCGGGTGCGGCGTGCGCCGCTGGCGTTCGCTGTCGTCTTCCTGCTGGGCGCGCTGGTAGACGGTGCGCGCATCGAGCAGCGCACGCCGCGCTTGCGCCTCGGCCTGCGCATAGCGCTCCACCGCGACGCGTCGATCGACGCCCCGACCGGTGCGCGTGAAGCGCGCCTGGGAGTCCTGCGCTTCCTTGAGCTGGCGCTCAGCGTTGCGCCAGCGCTCCGCCGCATCGCGAAAGGTCTCCAGCGCATCGGCGGTGCGCGGCTGCTGACGCGGACGATGGATCGTGCCGGTCGCGGGGTCGATCTGGAGACCGGCGCTGGCCGCGTTGCCCGCGCCTGCGGGCGGTGCTGAGGGTGACGGTGCGGGCGCAGCGGCCGAGCGCACGGGGCGCGGCTTCGCGGTCGTAGCTGCGGGCGTCGCCGACGGCGGCACAGGCGCGGGTGCGGGTCCGCCCGCACGCGCGCCGAAGCCGAGCGCATCGAACGACGGCGTGGGCGTCGTCGCCCCACCACCGAACAGCGCGCCAAGCGCGCGCGTCGCCTCATCGCGCTGCTGTTGCAGCGAAGCCCGCTCGGCGTCGTCGAACGCGCTGACCAGCGCCTTGTCCAGCGTCTGGATGCGGTGTTCGAGGACGGTCTTCTGGCTCTCCTGCGCGGGTGTGAGCGTGGCGCTGCCGCGGGTGGCGGCATCGGTGTAGTGCTGCAACGGAGTCGGCTGCTGGGCGGTAAGGGTTTGCAGCAGCGCGGCGGCCGAGGCCGCCGGCATCGTCGGATAGGCGTGGCCCTGCGCATCGGTGTAGGTGATCTGCCCGGCGGCATCCTTCGCGACCTGGCCAAGCCCCGCTGTGCGCAGCAACGCATTGGCCGTATCGACGTTGCCGGCGAGCAGCGCGGAACTGGCGTTGGCATAGAGGCCGCTGGCGTAGGGCGCACCGTACTGGCCTGCGACGCCCTGCGCGCCCGGCCACGCGCCCACCGCCCGCTGCGCGGCCTGCGCCGCTTGCAGCGGATCGGCGTGCGATCCGGCGGCATCGCGGGCCGCGGCGTCGGCGACCGGGTTCTGGTAGCGCATGTCCTCGGCGGCGTCGCGGGCGCGCTGGTTGTCCGGCGTCCAGGCACGGCCGAGCGCGTCGAGGGCGAGGCGGTTCTGTTCGTGGCCGAGCCGATACGCCGAGCCCTGCATCGCCTCCTGCGCCGGCAGCAACCGGCCCTGCATTTGCGCCTGGTCGGTATCGAGCCGCCACAGCGCCCCTTGCCGGGTCTCGTAGGCGGGTAGCAGGCGGGTGTCCGCTTCCGCGCGGCGCGCGCCGTAGACGTTGCTGGCGTTCGTCCGGTCCAGCGTCGTCTGGTGGGTGTTGAACGCCAGGTCACTCGCCAGCCCGAGCGTGAAGGCACGCTGGCGAGCTTCGGCCTGCCGCGCCGACGCTTCGTCGAGCTGCTGCAACCACTGTGCGGAACTGGCGCTGGCGCGATCGAGGATCGCGAGCGGATCGGGCATTGCCATGCGGGGCCTCGTTACGCGAAGGGCGCCATGCGCGCGGCGAGGCCGCGGGCGTCGCGCACGTTGAGCAAGGTGTCGTCGTCGGGCGCCTCGCCCCCGAACCCGCCGGCCAGTCCGGGCAGGCCGTGGGCGAGCATCGCCGTCCCCATGCCGAACGATTGCAGGCTGTTCGCCCGCGACTGCTGCATCAGGTACCCCGAGAAGCGCCCGAAACTCGCCTGCAGCGCGCCGTAGTAGCCGCTCATGCCGCCCAGCAGCCCTTCGTTCGCGGCGCCGATCGCGGCCGTCGCCGCACGCATGTCGCCGGTCGCACTCGCCTGCAAGCTGCGGCCGATGTTGAACATCTGCAATTTGCGATTGAACTGCACGTCGTCGCGACGCCACGCCTGCAACTCCTCGTAGCGCCAGGCGTGGTTCACGGCATCGACTTCGGTGCGCGCCCACTCGGTGTGGACCTCGCGCAGCAAGTTCGCGTTGGCGCCAGCGCAGTAGCGCGTGAGCTTGCGGTTCAGGCCGGTGATCGCCTTGCCGAACGCACGTGCCGCGTCATTGCGGGCGCGACCCATGTGCAGTTCGTACTGCGGGACGTAACGTGGATCGGCCGCGACCTGTGCCATCGTCGCGTCTTCGACCGGCGCGAAGATGGTGGCGTAGCGGCAATATTCCTTCTCGGCCATCACCAGTTGGCGATTGGCGAGCGCGGCCTGGTCGTTGGCGATTGAGCGCACCAGGTCGCGCTGCTTGCTCGCGATGTAGTTGTCGATGGCGATCTGAATCGCGATCTGGCCGATGGCCTTCACGCCCACGCTGTCGAGCTGCTGCTTGTAGGCCAGTTCCGCCAGATACCGGTCGCGGCCGGCTGCCGGGTTCGGGGTGACGTGGATCGAGGGCTGGGCGAGGTACGCCAGCAGCGCGCCGAGGCCCGCGCCGACAATCGTGCTCGTCACCTGGCTGTTGCCGTCCGGATCGCCCGGCACCACTTCGACGTTACCGGTGTCGCAGTTGTAGCGCGGCAGGGTCTGCCCGAAGCCGGCGTAGTCGTCATCGTTGAGCATCCAGCCGAGCAGCCCGCCGATGCCCGCGCCGGCGAGGATCGTTCCCCATGAGATCGTTCCGGGCAGCATGGTCGGCAGCGTCGGGTTGTAGATGACCTCGCGGATCTGCTGGTTGATGTCTTGTCGCTGGTTCGACTCGGCGTTGATCCAGGCGTTGACGGCGGAGGTGTTGTCGTTCTGGACCAGGTTGCGATGCTGGAGCATCGACATGTACGCCGCGTCCATGAACGACGCGCCACCCCAGTTGGTGACGAGGACCGCGGTCGCCATCAGCCGATCTTCTTGCTGTAGGCCGAAGTCGCGGCGCGGAAGCCGATCAGCATCGGCATGCCACAGCCGGGCGCGAGTTCCACGCGGAGCTGGGTCGCCTGACGCTCCTTGGCCCAGACCTCGAAGTCGGCGACGAGTTCGGTCGCCGTCGTGGCGGTGACGCCCTCGCCCGCCGCGTCGATCATCAGCAGTGGCGCGTGCGCCTGAACCTCGCCATCGAGCGGCGCAAGGGCGTTGTAGCCCATCAGCACTCCGACCGGGGCACCGGCGTCGTTGATCGCGGCCCCGACGTACATCGAGATGCCGCCCGCACCGGCCAGCACCGGCACCAGGGCGCGGACGATGCCAGCCTCGCTCGGCGTCGCCTCTGGGTCCAGCGCCAGCACGTACCGGCGGACCAACTCGACCAGCGCGTCGGCCATGCTCAGGGGGATGTCGTTGTTGCGTTTGATCTGCATAAGCACTCCAGACACGACAAAGCCCGCGCGTTGCCGGGCGGGCCTTGGTTGGATTGATGGAATCGCTGAAAAATTACACTGATTTTTTTGCGAATTTCGCGAAGTTTGACCAAATCGAAACTTTTATCGTGACACCACGAAAATCAATTGCTTACCGAAAGCACTTTGATTTCAGTACGTTTTGCGGACAGTTTTCAAGGTGTTCCATCGCCTGTTTTTTCATGGAACTCGTAATTTTCACCATAGACAACCACGCGATCTTCTGCTGCTATCGCCGCGCCCCCAGAAGGAACGAACCATGTTGATCGCGCTCCACAACGGACGCCGAGTCCGCGCACACATCGCCGGCAGCGGCGCGCTCGGCACATGCACTTGGACCGGTCTTCCGGTCAAGGCATGCGTCGGTGAAATCTTGCAGTATTGGGCCTACGTCGGCGGAGCGCCGAAGCTACCCGCAGGCTACGAGCCGGAAACCGAATGGCACGAGCAATGGAAGGCGACCATCGACGACGCCCACTGCGAAGTGGTCATGGGGCCGAACAACGAACATCGCGCCGACATCCTCGGTAGCGACAACACGGTCATCGAGATTCAGCACAGCCGCATCGACATCCGTGACTCGCGCGCTCGCGTGGACTTCTATCGAGCGCACACCGGTCGCCGCGTCATCTGGGTCGTCGATATTCAGGAATTCTGGCGCAAGACCTTCACGCTGGGTCAACGCGACGACAAAGGACATCACCGCGTCGAATGGAATCCGCGCCGGACGTGGCTATGGGACTTGGCCGCCGACACCGATACGAACTGCTTTCTGGAATTCAACCAGACGAGCGACAAGCTGCTGCAAGTCTGGGTCCATCAGAAAGCGCTCTACGCGAAGTATGTCCCGAAGCGCACGTTCTTCCAGCGCTACATGGACACCGTGGCGAAGCCCGAATACAGGGGCTATCCGCCAGAAGCAGAAGCATTTCTCCGACATGCGCTCGCCAAGGAATAACGGGGTCAGCAAGGGCCGTGCCCGACGGCCGTCCGGGTTGGGCGGCCCAAGGCCCCGGACCTGACAAGACACAGCGTACCGGCGCCATGCGTCCTTGGGAACCAGATATCTCCGCATCCCGAGGTCAGAATTTTCCTATCCCTCCGCCAGTTCAACGATGCTCCTGGCGACGTGGATTTCTCGCAGTGCCCCCTTGTCGGGAGACTCTGGTCGATCGACCTCGATCTCGAACGCCAGATGCCGGCTCAGGTGCGGCAACCGGAAGGGGTTGGAGTGCCGTAGCTCGCGCTCGAAGCGTAGCCGGTCGTCGGTCCACAACCGGAATGTGGTCGCCGGGGCGGCCTCCACCCAGTCACCGCGGAACGGGTGCGCGTCCCAGACCACCTTCGCCGCCGCCCAGTTCATGTGCCCCGGCGTCACGGTGCAGCGGGTCCGGTAGCGGAATGGCAGATAGGTCGTGCCTGCATTCCACTGGCTGACGCCGGTCGGCAGCGCGAGGAACAGCGCATCGGTGTGGCTGCGATGCAGTGCGGTTGGACGCAACGAGAGCGCGATAAGGCCCAACTGCCGGCCGGGATAGGCCGGATCGGTCAGATCGAGCATCCAGCCGCTATTCGCGGTGAAGCCGAACCATTGACCTCTGTGGACGGCGGCGACCATCGTCTCCGGCCGCAGGGCCGCGAAATCGTCCTCGCCCCAGTACGCCTGACTGACGCGCTGGCACTGACGACCCGAGAGCAGCACCAGCCCGTCGCGGCCCGCGTACAGCGCGCCCCCGCTCGGCGTCGTCGCCATCGACCGGCGCGAGACGCAGGGCATCGGTTCGAGCATGCGGAATACCTCCCGCCGCCCCAGGTCGTCCGCCTGCGGCGCGATCCAGTACGGGTGTCCGTCCGTGGCCACGTACAACCCGCTGTCGGTCCACGCCAGCGCGACGATGGTGTCGTCCAGGTGCAAGCGGTAGGCGTCGGGCCACGCATGGAACTCGTGCGGCTCGCAGACCCACAGGTCGCGACCAACTGCGCCAGCCAACTGCATGCCGTTCGGTTCGGCGACCAGATGCGTCAACCCCTCCGGCGGCGGTGCGAACCGCATGGTCGTCAGCGGCTCACCCAGATCAAAATTCGGCAGGGCGTCGTTGACGCCGCCGACTGCCGCCGGGAACTCGCCGACGAGGTGGAACTCCTCCATGCGCGGCAGGCCGACCTGTTCGGCGCCCGCGTCGCTGGCGGTCAGGCGGTACAGCCGTACCGCCTGCACATCCCAGCCACCCACGGGAGCGCTGTCCCACTGGACCAGGATGGCCGCGCCATCGTCGATCCCAAAACGCGCGGATGGCAACGAAGGCGGGCCTTCGTTGCCGAACCGATCCACGTAGGTGACGACGTACGCGCGGTACTCGCTGCGCTGGTCGTTCGGCCCGGTCCAGCCTGGCGGCACGCTGGGGGTCACGATTGGCGGCGTCGGTACGGGCAGGCCCAGTCGCCACCAGTGTCCGGCCACGGCGTCTGCCGCATCGGTCCACACCGGGAAGCGATGATCCTCGCCAACCGCCAGGACTCGCGAGCAACCGGGCAGTCCGGAGACAAGATCATCGATGCCTGGCAGGACGATCCAGCCCGCCTCCGTGCGGAAGATCGTGCGATGTCGTAGGCCGCGCGGATCAACCGGCAGTGGCGCGCGAAACGCTTCGATGGTGCCGTGCCAGAGGTTGACGTTCTCGGCCCAGGTCGCCTCACCGCCCAGCAGCAGCGTGCGCTGGACGCGCGGACGCATCCCCGCGAATGTCGAGAATCGGAGGGTGGGCATCGGAATAGGGTTGGGGATGTTATGCGAGGGGCGGCTTTTGGCCAGAAGCGGCGGACCGAAAATTCTTGACTCGCTGCGGCAACCAGGCGTGCTTTTTCTACTAAAAACAATGCCTTGGAATCCAAGGTGTGATGCCAATCCGAGGTCAGAACCGTCCGTCGGATCACATACCACTGCGGGTTCTCGTTACCGCAAACATGTGGTACGTTTTTCGAACATAGACGTGCGATTTCATGAGGAGGCCCGATGAGCGGCATGAAAGCGGAGATTGAGGCGGTTCTAGGCCATTTTTGGGAGGAAATGGCGATTGAACTAGGCGAAGACCCGCGGGACACCTCGGGTTTGCTGGGCGCGCCGCTAGACTCCCTTACGGCGGTGGAAGTATTGCTAGAGGTCGACACGCTACTGGGTCGAAGCATCCCAGCAGAGGTCGTGATCCGGAAGGGCGGGTACGAGTCGAAAGAACAATTTGTTGAGCTGTTGACTGGTCAGATTGTCAACTACATTGCAGAGCATCCCCATGACTAGCACGGAGAAGAGCGATCAGCGTGCAGAGATGGCCGAACGTCTACGTTTGGCGAGGGAATATGTCGGTCTGACTCAGGAAGATGTCGCCGGGGCTTTAGGAATTTCCCGCCCCGCCGTCACCAAGATTGAATCCGGTGCTCGCAAGGTCGAGTCCACAGAGCTAAACATTCTGGCTCGTCTTTACCGGCGGACCATGGAATATTTACTAACGGGGAAGGAGCCTATCCCGAAAGGGCCTGAACAACTAGCCTTTCTTGCGCGTGCTATCAAAGGCTTGTCAGAACGCGATCTCGACGAAGTGGCCCGGTTCGCCGAGTTCTTGAAGCAATCGCCCAAGGCGACGCGAAAGGAGTAAGGAATGCTCCCACAGATTATGGCTGCCGCGCGTCGCGCGTCGGAGATCTATCGCGACTCGGGGACCAAGGAGCGCGTTGAGCAAGATGGCTATACGCGCGTCGACCCTTTCCTGATAGCTGGCAGAGCGCAGGTGCCGGTTTTGCTACGGCCGCTGGACAAGCTACTGGGCGCGTTTATCCGAGACGATGCTCCCGGGATACTGATCAATTCCGAACGATCCGCCGGACTGATCCACATGACCTGCGCCCATGAATTGGGGCATTACTTTATGGGTCATGGCACTACCACCGACGATTCATTGGACTATGGTCCCCAGGCCACAATACATGAGCAGGAAGCGGACTGGTTCGCTTACCAACTTATGGTCCCTCGGGTACTGCTGGCACACGTAATGCGCCGCAAAGGTTGGACGATGCAGTCTCTGAGCGATCCGCGGCTCCTCTATCAATTGTCGCTCCGACTTGGCATCAGCTATACGGCAGCGGCCTGGTCACTGGCCCGCCACAAACTGATGGCGCTTTCCGAAGTAAAACGGCTTCTCAAGGTTCAGCCGTTTGACATCAAGGAACGCCTGCTGGCGGGGCAGGTATTTGATGCGCGCAGGGATGTCTGGCTGCTGGACGAGCGTGATCGCTACAGCGTTCTAGAACCTCGCGCAGAGGACCAGATCGTTGTACGTCTGAAGAGCCACGCCAGTGCGGGCTATCTCTGGTCGGTGGACGAACTGGTCTCGGAAGGCTTCCAGATCCGGCCGGCCCGTGCGCCAAACAAAGAGGTCATCCAGACCAACACCGTGCTTGGCGGCCCCACTTTCGCTGAATTCCTACTCTCGCATGACACGATTGGAGCCAACAACAGCCCTGTCGTGCTCGCTATGCGAGAGGCGCGTCCGTGGGCGAAGGAAGTGCCAGCGAGCACCTTTGAAACCAAGACTTTGTTCGAGGGCATTGCGCAAGGGCTGACGAGCATCGCTAAACAGCAGTTACTTCAAGAGAGTTCAGCAGCGTGACGATCAAGGAGGAAGTTATTCTTGTGCAAGCCAGATTCCCTGCACGCGATCAAGGGCTCCGGCCAACTTGCATTGCGTTCACCTTAGCCGAATTGAATATCGACGCTGCGACAGGCGCTGAAGCGCTCAGTCCGGAGTACGCCTACCAAGGAGCCGCCAGCCTCATTCCGTCATGGGTACCAGGTTCTGGCGTGCCCTTAGATTTAGCACTGCGTGCGGCGTACATGGGGCTGCCGGCGGAGTTAGATTTTCCTTACCAGGCCGCAGAACCTAGTGCCCCTGTGCCTATCCCACTCACTACATTCGACCTGCATGGGGGAGGCGTCGCTATGCTGCCACTGCATACCGAGATCATGTGCGCGATGTTGCATCAGGGCAAGCCGGTAGGGATCGGCTTGCGGCTAACCGAAAGCTTCTATATGCCCGTCGATGGTCTGGTCACATTCGAAGCTACGGCTATTCTTCCACAGGTACTACATGCGGTTGCCTTAGTCGGTCTTGGTTGGGAGAACGGGGAGCTGCATTTTTTGATTCGTAACAGTTGGGGGTGCGGGTGGGGCCAAGACGGAACTGCCTGGGCATCTGCTGCATATCTACGCGAACATGCACTCTGTGCTTTTGGAGCCTGACACATGGCAAAGCTGTTCTGTTCAGATCGGATTGTTCCCGCATGGTTGAGTGCAGTCCGTAGTTTAGCCACGGCGCCAGAGCGCACAGACCGAAACTTCGTTCTCGAGGTCTCGTCGCCGACCAGACTCAATGCAGAGGACGTCGCTGTAGTCAACGCCGTCGACGCGGAGCTTCGCAAAACGAATGGCGGAATTGGGGTGTACACAGTTGCGGCGACTATCTTTCCGCAACGGATGTATATGCGTTACGGTCGACCAGCCTTCTATAGCCGATTCCTAACGATTATGAAGAAAGGCCAGAAGCCTCATACGTGGGGCACCTACGCGATGCGCATGATGGAACGAACCCATCCGCGGGCTCGGAAAGAAATCAACCCGCTAGAGATCATCGTCGCCAAGCTGCAGAAGACCAAGACTGACCGAAAGATCCGTTCAGCGTACGAGCTCGGCCTGCACGAAGTTGCCGACGTTCTAGACAACGAGATCGGCGGTGAGATGCCGATTTACGCGCCTGCCACTGATGGCGGACACGCAACCAATATTCCCTGTCTAAGTCATCTAAGTTTCAAGCTCGACCCCGAGCACAATGCGATCGACCTTACGGCGATATATCGATCCCACCATTACGGGCGTCGTGCGCTTGGGAACCTGATCGGCCTGAGCCAACTGCAGGCATTCGTGGCAACTGAGTCCGGATACACACCGGGAGTACTGACCTGCGTCAGCACCTTGGCACATTTGGACGTGGGGGCGTTCGGAGGTGTTGCTGCAACCAACGCGCTACTGCGGCGCCTGCCGCCCGCGACCGCCTAGATGAGCGCGACTTGCGTTACTCGCTCTAAGACACTGTCCGGTAGCTGATACAACTTTTGCATCCCCTCCCTAAACTCCCTGACGCCACCATAGCTCGGATGCCTGATGGTGGTCACCGCCACGCCAAACCGCTGCGCGTAATGCGCCGCGTCCTGTCCGATGGCAACGATTTGACGGATCTTCAGCCAAGTTATGAGAGCGCTGTTGAGCTCGTCAACCTGATCGAGTTCTCGCGCTGTGAAACGTCGGTTGCTGAACGGATTATCAGGCTCATGCGGATGGAAGGGAAAGACATTCCACAGAAGTGGCGGCGTGTCGATCATCCGGAGCACAGCCCAGATCTCGGCTGCAGTTCGCTCCGCAATGGCGGGCCCTCGCGTCGCTTGGCGTGACTGGCACCCTGGGTACCGCTTTGCAAGTTCCGGCAAGTGATACTCATCAGTCAGGGCAAGTCCCGTGCGCCGTCCACCCCGATAGCCGAGATCTCGACCCATCCAGATTGTGTCCACGCCGATGTCAGCGGAGGCGGTCAGGTACGTGCGTAGGTTCCGCCGACGCGATTCGGCGGCATCGGCGCGATCGTGCACAGCACACACGTCTGCGTAAGGATTGAAGACGTTGTCCAAGCTGAATGCAGCCAACGCCTTTACGAAAGCAGCGGGAGTCATGAGTTAACCGGGTGCGGGCGGAAAGTTAGAGTGTGTTGGTGCATATCAACGGTAACTATCCCACCACGATGCTGTCGCAGCAGGCGAAACACCTCGAAGCCCCTGAGGATCGCCAGTTCCCATTGCCAGAGCTTGCAACTTGCGACCTCATAACCTTCAACCATGCTCTGGATCTGTTTGAGCACGCTGTAGTCCAGCTTGCCGACCTCAACGCTCTCATAGAAGCCAAACCGCCGAGCGTGATTGAATATCCACGTCGCTATACCTTCCTCTATGATCATGGCTCGCGCGCCATCTTCGTTCTCATCAATACGCCGGTTCGACTTCCGCTTGCGTTTCAGTAGGCCACGAATGACCGGCGACCATCCAAGGTAGGCAATGTAGGCGAGGTGGAATACGTCGTGAAACCGATAGTGGTCCTCCTCGTTACTGTTGTCCGTCAGCCGATCCCCGATAAACACGCCTTCCAGGCTCTGTACGACATAGCCGTCGCGTTCGATGAACGCAATCTCGAACGTGCGGGGAAACTGCTCGTATTCCGGGAATTGTTCGTCTGAATCAAAGAAGGCCGGATACACCTTTTCGTCACCCGGCCAACGGCTGGAGATCTTGTCCAGGTTGGCTCGTGCGATGTCCTCTGTGCGCAGATCGAAGCACCCGCATGTAATTGCCCATTCTGAGAACAGAACGCCAAAGTGCTCGCGCAACGAGGGAGGACTCATGGCCTTGAACTTTGTGATCGTAGTGCTGGCCACGTTTCCAGCCGAATGAGCCAGGCTTCCCAACTGCTGGATTCGATCCAGGCCCCAACCTTCTTTGTAGGTATCGAGCAACGCATCGATCTGCCGGAAGCTAACCGGTAACACTGCAGAACGGTCGTTGTCACAGAAGCGCTTCCGAAGCGCCCGGATGCAATGTTCGCCCAAATCGTCAGCGGAAATGCCCAACAGATGGGCGCTGCTGACCAGGTACCACAGGGCGTCGCCTAGCTCTTCGGCCGCCAAGGCGCTTTGCGGTTCCGTGAGTTGATCACGACCTGACTTCTTGACCGCCGCTAGCAGTCCGCCGGTCTCTCCAAAGTAGCCGAAGCGAAGGTTGTCAAATTCCTCAGGATTGTTCTCGAACCGGTTAGTGCGGCGTGCCTTTAACAGGTACTCCGGCAGAGAGAGCGGCTGGGGCTGAGGCAGCGCAGGTGTCATCTGCAGTCCTTCGCAAGGATATAGGTTTGCCGCTGCTCGGCCTCAGCGCCACCGATGAACTCGCGGCGAGCCCGCCTGCAGCAGGCGATAATAGTCGCTCGGTCGGCGTCAATTGCGCCCATGCGCAAGGCCCTCATACGTACGGCTACGGTGACATCATAGTGAGGATAGCGGTCTCGATTCTGGAACCATCGTCGCTGCAAACCGAGCCGCGAAGCGAAGTCATGGAGCTCCTGTAGCGTGTCGGCGACCATGTGGCACCACTTCCGACCCCTCCACTGAATCGCTTCCGAATCAACATAGATAGCCATGAGTAGCCAATTTGCAAAGAATGTGCAAATATTTAGCATATATGGCTGAACGATTCAAGACGCATGACGATGCAGCGCGACTGGGCGCGCGAATGCGTTATGTAAGAAAAAATAAGGGATTTACGTTGGTTCATGTCGCCGAGCAGACTGGCGTCGATCCTGGCCAACTTTCCAAGCTAGAGCGTGGGCAGATGGCCACAGTATCAAGGAATGTGCAAAAGGTATGCGAATTCTTATGCATCCCCACCACCACGGGAAATTCCCTCCCAACGCGCGTCGGAAGCCTGCTTGATGAACTTGTCGCCGGGCTGCCCGGCAGCGAACCTGCCATTGAACGGCTTGTGAATGCAATCCATGAGCTGGCCCTGAGTGTCGCCGCGCACTCGGGGAACAAAGAGAGCGACTAGTCACATTTAACGACGCGTCAGTAATCGGTCCGTGTCCGCTTGGGGTCGCGGATTCAACCGATCATCGCATCGGTTTACAGATATTGATTTGCTCGCGTTTCATGCCGAACTGGCGCGCCCAACCACCCTCCCACACCTCACCCAAATCGTCAGCGTCGCCACCACGCACCCAGCAACCGCCACCCGGCCGACATACCAGCCTTCTGGCGCTTCGGTCAGGTCCTGGTCGATCCGGAAGGTCGCAAGCCCGCGAACCACGGTTTCGGCGATGTAGGTCTTCGAGGGCGCAGCACACAGGCCCGCAGGCCTCTCGTTGCAGGGCCGACACGGTGCCAACATCGGCGCCAGCTTGCCGCAGGCGTCGCAATTCGATTCACCGCACCTATCGCAGCCGCCCCAACGCCCTTCGGGGAGATCCTGCGCGCGCGGCCAAGGCGGCAGACAGGGAGCGGGACAGGCGGGCGCGGGCAGGCCCGGCATTTCTCCCTTGCGCGTGACGGTCAAGGTCACGTTCGTCGCATCGACGGTCGCGCAGTCGCGCATCAGGACAACCTGAAGCCGTTCGGTGGTCGGCTCCACAATCAGCGGACGCGCCATGTTGTTCTCCTACACCGCAAAATCGCTGCGCTCGGGCACCATCGTCCGCGCGCCACCCGTGCGACCGCGCAGGCGCCGTGTGCGGGCGCGCAGGATCGCGGCCTCGAAACGCTGGCCGTAGACGGCTGCCAGGCGCGGATCGCTGAACGCCTGCCCCGGCAGGAGCAACACATCCGCGAGCGCGCCTTCCACGAGCGCACGCCCCCATTCCTCTGCGAGCCGCGCATCGAGCCGACAGGCATCGTGTGTCGGCGCGGCGACGTAGCGCACGCGCAGGCTGTCGCAGGCGTCGCCCTCTTGGTCGATCCAGACCGACACGTCGGGCGTCTCCAACGCCTCCACCCGGAAGCCGCAGCCGGTCTCGATCACGTCGCGGCGCGGATCGAGCAGGTGGTCATCGGGCCAGCGGCCATCGGGCGTGCGACGGCCGATCGACACCGCGACGACACGGACCACCCGCTCGCAATCGGAAGGCACGACCGGGTAGTCGCGCACCCCGCAGGCCATCGGCAGCAGCGCCTCGCGCTCCAGCCAGCCGGAGGCTTCGCAGAACCGGATCGCGGCGTCGCGCAGGTAGCTGTGTGCCGCCACGTCCGGCAGCCCGGGCGCGGCGGCGACCACGCGCGCCAGGAACGGCGCGAAGTCCGTGAAGCCCGGTCCGCAATTCACGGCTGCGCTCCTTCCGGCACGCGTCCGGCCTGCGAGACTGCGACGACCCTCTCCTTCGCCTCGGACACGCCCAGCATGGCGTAGAAGTGCTGGCGGTGGGCTTCCTGCTTGGCGAAGGATTGCGCCGATTCCATGTCCACCGAGTAGGCGCGATACAGCATCCACTCGATCAGCGCGTTGTGCATGCGCGCGGGCGTCACTAGCACGTCGTTGCGCGGATCGGCGTCGTCCAGGTCCGCGAGCGTGATCGCCTCGGGGGATTGCTGGCACACCAGGGCCACGGTGTAGGTCTGGCCGTCGTCCGGCACCGGCGGATCGACGAAGAACGCGCGCGGGTCCTGCGGGGTGAAACTGTAGCCGCGCACGCGGTAGTCGCCACAGACACTGACCGGCGCGCAGCCGGTGTCGGCGAACGCCTGCAACAGCCCGTCGTCCACCTTGCGCGCGCGCCCGGCATCGCCAGCCGAACCGATGATCTTCTGCAACTGGCAACCGTCGGGCAGCGGCCCCTGTCGAGCGCCGGCTACCAGCGGGAACACGTCCGTCTGCGCGTACAACTCCGGCCGGTACAGGTAAACCTGCCGTTGTGCGTCATTGAGGTATTCCAGCAGATCGGCGCGGGTCCAGCGGATGTGTTCGTAGCCCGGTTCGGCGTCGTTGAGCAGGCGCGCGACCTCAACGATCATCGCCGCAGCGAACTCCGCCATTACAGCGCCGCTCCGCTGGCGCCGTCATCGATGCGCTGGTTGCGCTGCTTGACTGCCTTGCGCTTGGCCTCGCCTGCCCGATTGTCGGCATCCTCGAACCCACCCTCCAGACCGGCGGTCGCCATGTCCAGCGGGTTGCCGTGGATGTCGGTCTCGATGGTCGGCACCGTGAGGATGGAGCCGACCTTGCGGATGGTCTCACCGGCCTGCTCGAAATCACGGCCGTTGGTGGTGTAGCCGGGCGTGAGGCCCGGCAACAGCTCGAACTCGTCGTCGCGCGGATACAGGTGGCCGTGCTCGTCCTGCAAGACCTGCATCTTCTCGCCGGTGTGCTCGATGTTGCGGTGGAGGTCCAGCGACGTGTGCGGCTGGGGGACCTGCGGCATGGGGAAGGGTTGCATGGGAGTCCTCGGACATGAAAAAGCCCCGCCGAAGCGGGGCCATGGAAGGGAAGCGATGGGGAATGGACTCAGTTGCCGGTGTCGGGATGGAAGATCACCGCCGAGACGGTGAGCCGCAGCTTCGTCGGACCGGCCGCGGGCCAGCCGGCCACGGCCAGCGTCACCGCATCGGCCACGGGCTGCCAGGCGTTGACGACGACGTAGTCGCTGCCGAGGACCGAACCGTCGATCGCGGCGGTGAACGCGCCCCGCACGGTGGACGCCTGGAAGGACACGCCGGCTTCAGCCGACTCCACCTTCCAGTAGAACCCGTGCAGGAAGCACCCCGGCGGGATGACGATCGGATAGATCACGTCCTCGCTGCCGATGTCGTGGCAGACCAGGTACTGCTGCAACCCGGGCTGCAATCGGCCCTCGTCGCCGTTGGGGACGACACAGTCGCCGCGCATCGTGTAGCCGGTGTCGACCAGCCCCGGATAGAAGTCCAGCGAGCGCGAGAGGCCGTAGGCGACGTGGAGCTTGTGGCCGGCGGCCTCGGTGTTGACCCGGTCGAGCAGTTCGGTGGTGAGGGCGCCGGCCAGATCGGCCGGCGTCGGACAGGCGGTGCAGCCGTCGTCGATCCAGCCGGCGGCGTTCTGGCCGAACAGCGCATCGAACGGGGTCTTGCCGCCGCCGTGGTATAGGTGGTGGTAGGCCATGGAGGTCTCCTCAGTTGAAGCGCACGTAGGCGACGCCGAGTTGTTCGGGGAACAGCGGCTTGTGGCCGAAGATCGACAGGCCGCGGAAGTAGCTGCCGAAGAAGTGCTCGGACTTGATGACGTCCGCATCCGAGAGCTGCTGCACGTAGCCGGTCGCCATGCGTCGGCCGAAGATCACGAAACTGCACTGCGCATTCGCGGTGGTGTCGTAGACCGTGGGCACGAAGTTCGAGCCGAGCAGGCGGAAGCCGGCCGGATCGAGGTTGCGCATGGGCTTGCCGCTGGCATCGACGAGGAAGCTGCGCGGCAGGCCGGTGACGAAGGCATTGGACAGCGGCGAGGTGAACAGCGGTGCGGTCGCGGCGGGCGGCAGGATCATGAACATCTCGCCCGCTTCCCAGACGTTGCTCTCGGCCATCACCTGGTTGCAGCGGGCGAAGAACTCCAGCAGGTTGCCGCCGGTGATCTGGAGCGGGTTGCCGACCGCGCCGAGGTTGACGTTGCGGCTGTTGAGGCCGGCGTTGATGCCTTTGTTGTAGGGCGCGGCATCGCGGATCATCTTGGCGAGGATCGATTTCTCCTGCGCGTAGCCGACCGACCGGCCGCCCGAGGCGATGAGGACGTTCTGCAGTTCGTCCGCGTTGCGGATCTGCTTCACGTCCACCCGGTCGAGCTTGTAGTTCCAGTAGAACCCCTCGTCCACGGTGAGCGTGGTGGTCTCGATCTCCGGGGTGTCGGTCTGGAGCCGGAGGTTCTTCTGGTAGCGGTGGATGCGCGCGACCGGCTCGCGCTGGAAGGTGATCTGGTCGCCGAACTGGCGCAGTTGGCCGGTGTAGCTGGTGGAAGTGATGTCCTTCATCAGCGTTTCGGCATACGAACGCATGAGGAAGCGCGGATAGAAGTGCGGCTGGATCAGCGACCCGCTGTACTGCGGGTAGCCGGTCGCGGCGGGGATGGTCATGGAACGAATCTCCGTGAGTCAGCGTTGGGGAAGCGCTGTCCACGGCCCTCAAGCGAGGGGGCAATGCTGTCGACACCCGCACGATGCGTGCGTGTGCCGGTGATCGATCAGGGATCGACGCGCCCCTCGCGCAGCGCCTGCTGGAAAGCGCGCTCGAACTGCTGAAGCTCCTGGAACGTCTTCTGTCCGCGTTGCCACAACCCCATCATCGATTCCATGTCGCCCGAGCGGAACCGCTGGCCGGCGGCCGGTGCCCCGCCCGCGTGGATGCGGTCGGGCACGGCGAGCGCGTCCAGCGCCGAGGGCGCGGGAGTGCGATCGGAGGGGGATGCCTTGCGCTGCTGGAACGCCTGCACGATCTCGACGATGCCGTCGATGTCGCGGCGGGCGTCCGCCTCCTGCAGCGCCTGGTTGAAGGTCTTGCCGCCGCCGAAGGGGATCGGCTGGAACACGAAGTTCGCCCACTCGCCGTCCTGGAACACCGACTGCGCGGCGCCGAGGCGCTGGGCGAGGCGTTCGCGGAAGCCCTGGGCTTCGCTCTGCGTCAGGCGCGTTTCCAGCGGCTTGACCTGTTCGGCGACCTGCTGCTGCAGGCCATCGACCTTGGTCAAGAGCGCACGGATGGCCTTGGCGCCGTTCTCGCCGAACTCGAAGGCGAGGTCGTCGTCGCTCAGCTCGCCCAGTCCGGGCGCGGCGGCCGGCGCAGCGGCCGGTGTCGCCTGCTTGAGCGCTTCGAGTTCCTGGCCCTGCCGCTGGGTCAGATCGCGCAGCAGTTGGAGTTCGGCGTTCGTGTCGATGCCCTCGCCGTGCCCGCTCCGCGCCTTGAGGGCACGGACTTCTTCGGACAGGCGTGGGACTTCGGCGTCGTACTTGCCCTTCAGGGCGAAATAGCGGGCTTCCCACTTCGCGTCGTCAGCACTCGGTGCGGCGGTGTCCGGGCCGGGAGTGTCCGGATCGGGTCGCCAGTGTTCGAGGTTGACGTACTGCGCATCGGACGCATCCGGGGCGGCCGGCGAAGCCGGTGTCGCAACGGGTGCGGGCGCAGCGGGGGCGGGTTGGGTTCCAGGGGCCGGGGTCGGCGGCGACGGGGCTGCGCCCGGTGCCGCGGCATCGGCCTGCTGTTGCAGTTGTTCAAGCGAGAAAAAATCGGACATGGGAACCTCGGGAGCGGAGCCGCGGCAGTGCCGCACGGCGTCGCGCCGGAGCCGGGACACGCGGCTGGCCTGCCGGTGTCGTCGGTGTTCCGGGGCGACGCCCGCGCGGGCGTCGTCGGTATTCCTGGGAGGAAGGAACCCGGCTTGCGCCGGGAGTCACTACAGCAGCGGGCCGTGCGGCGCCGCGGCGGTGGTGTGGGGCGCGCTGTCGGCGGAGGCCGCCAGCGCGTATATCTGTCGGATGGCGCGCGCCGCGCCCTGCTGGCGCAGCATGTCGGTCGTCTCGTCCATGCCGACGAGCCGGTCGGCGGCGTCCTGGTCGAGTTGCGCGAGGTAGCCGACGAAGACGCGCCAGGCATTCGGGTTCGCGGACAGCGAACGCACCGCCTCGCGCACGCGCATCAACTCGCGCTGCGGATCGCGACTCATGCGAGCGCCTGCGTCACGCCGTTGCGGCGCAGGACGATCACGGTCGGCATGTCGATGCCGGGCGCCACGCCTTCGGCCACGAGCCGGTAGCGACCGGGGAGGACGACGGCGAGCTGGGTGTTCGCGACATCGAGCGCGAGTGGCTGGCCGTGGTGGACGACCGGGGCATACAGCGTGGTGTCGCGGAAACCTGTGACCATGTCCACGCGCACGCGCTGGCCGGGCTTGAGATCGAACGCGCAGACCACGGCGGCCGGCGCGATCACCTCGAACTCAGGCGACTCGACCGACTCGGCATCGGGCGAGAGGTACACATCGTCGCGGCGGCCGTTCGCCTGGCCGGCGTAGCCCAGGATGCCGGGCGCGCAGCCCGGCCTGTCGAAAATGCTGGTCATGCCGGCCTCACACGCACTCGACGTTGACGCCGAGCTGCACGTTGTCCACGGTCGCGGTGTCGATGACCACGCCATCGCTGACGCGCCGCAGTTCGAGCGTCGCCGAGACGAACCGGCCGCCGGACACGCCGGAGAGCGTGTACGACCACGCCAGTTGGCGCCCGGCCGCCAGCGACAGCCACGCGCCCACGGCCACGCCGTCGGGGGCATCGCCGCTGGCGACGCGCACTTCGTAGTTCGCCGCCGCCTCGCCCGTGGCGAGCCAGCGCCCGCGATTGCCGGGCGTCACCGGTGCGAGGCTGGACCCTTCCGTCACCTGGCCGTCCTGACCCAGCCCGATGAAATACTGCACGGTGGTCCCCGCGCCGCCGGTGGTGACGAAGCAGCCGCGGCGTGCGCCATCGAAAGGGAACCCCGTGGTCGTCGTCACGACGACCGGATTGCAGACACGATTCGCCATGTCGTTCGCTCCACGCTCAAGGACACTGGGCGTTGACGCCCGTGAAGACCTGATAACCGCCATAGGGCTCGTCGACGACGAGCTGCTGGTCGCTGACACGGCGGATCTGCACGCGACCGCCGATGGTCGCGCTGGTGCCGCAGGCGAGCGTGCGCGTCCAGGCGCGCGCCACGCCGAGCGACAGCCAGACATCCAGCCCGTCGGGGCCGTCCGACAAGCCACCGCTGACGCCCACCTCGTAATCGGCCGGATTGGCGCCGCTGCTGCCGATCCAGTTGCCGCCAGCGCCGGCCGCCGCGCCGCCGATGGCGCCGCTCGGCGCGATCGTCAGGTCGGCGGTGTAGACGTTGGCGTTCGGGGGCGTGCAGTCCAGCGCGAAGCACTGCCCGGCATCGCGCGCCAGCGCGCCAGCCGGCAGGCCGGGCGTCGCCGGCAGCAGGGAGCAGACGGTTGCCGTCGTCGCGCCCGCGACGATCTGGCCGGACAGGGTGGTTAGTACCACGCCGCTGGTCGTGCCGTCGAAGCTGGCGCAGACCTGGCCGCCATCGACCACGGCGCCGCTCACGGTCACGACGAAGGGGAACCCGCCCGCCGGCGCGGGACCATTGAGGTAGACCGTCCAGCACACCGTATCGCCGGGCGACACGCTGCCGGGGTGATCGCTGGTGATGTCGATCAACTGCGGCGAGGGCGGTGCTTCATCGTTGTCGAGGATCGCGACGCAGGCGCTGCCGCCCTGGGACAACCGCGGCGCCTCCACCTGCAGGCACAGTTCTCGCGTGCCCAGGACCGTGCCGTCGTCTAGCGTCGTCACGCACACCTCCACCGCCGCCTGTCCGACCGGGATGACGACGCCGACCGGCGCGGGGTAGCCGCGCAGCGCCTGCTCGGAGCCGAACAGGCTCAACATCAGCGGCAGATCGTGGCCGGCGACGACCGGCGTCACCTCGATCCGCCAGCAGGCGGCTTGGCCTTCGACGATGGGCGTCGCCAGCGGCACGACGCCGACCAGCGTGTGCTGCGAGTCGCAGCAGGTATTGGCGATGATGCGCGTGCCGCCTGGCCCGACCGTGATCGCGATCCCGGGACCGGCGACGATGCGATTGAGGAAGATTTGCTGCGCCAGTTCGATCGCTTCGGCCAGTTCCGCGCACGTCGGGATCGCATCGCCGGGCACGTGATCGGCGCCGGCACAGGTCTTGAACACGCGGGCGAAGGACTCGGCAGGGATCGTGTCCGGCGGCAGGGTGTCGCCGGGCGCGAACGGCAAGTGCTGTCCACGTTCGTACTTCAGGGGGCGATGTTCGGGCATGGGAACTCCGTCAGGATTCGACGTGGGACTGCTCGCAACAGGTGTTGGTCAGGAGATAAGTGCCATCCGGCCGCAGGGTGATCGCGATGCCGGTGCCGGCGATGAGCCGGGCCAGCGCCTGCACGAACCCCTGCTCGATCGCGGTGTGCATCTCCGCGCACAGCGGGATCGCCGCGCCGGGCACCTGCACCGCGCCGGCGCAGGTCGCGAACGCCGCCGCGAAGCCGTCGCCCGGCACCGTGTCCACCGGCACCGTGTCGCCGGGCGCGAACGGGCGATGGCCGCCCGCGTCGTATTGGAGGGGGCGGTGTGCGGCCATGGGTCGTTCCGTTCGTGCGGCGGCGGTCAGGGGGTCTCGACCGCGGCGGCGCCGCAATCGACGAAGGCGTAGTACGGCAGCACGTAGCCGCCGATGTTCACCCAGCCGATGGGCCGACCGAGCAGGCCATCGCGCTCGCCGTAGAGCGTCGTCGGCAAGGTGTCGTTCTCGCTGGTCGCCGGGGGATTGGCGCCCGTGATCCCGATGCGCGCGCCGGTCGTCGCGGTGTCGATCGCGTCCTGCATCTCCGTGCAGGTCGGGATGCGGTTGCCGGGCATGTGCGGTTGCCCCGCGCACGTCCGGAACACCGCCGCCACCTGGTCGGTGGTCAGCGCGGCCGGCGTCGGCGTCTCGACAGCGCTGCCGTCCGATAGGGAGATGACCAGCCGGCCATCGGCGGTGAAGGTCACTGCGGTCACGCGCACGCTGGCAGCGGGCGTCGGCAGGCCGTCGATCGCGGCGGTGAGGTCCGCGCACGTCGCCAGCGGGGTCTGCCCCGCCAGCACGGGCGCACCCCGGCAATCGGTGCCGAGGTTGGTCCCCAGCAACACGCCGCCGACGATGCGCGCGTCGATCAGGGTCAGATTGCGGACGGTCGTGCCGTCGATGTTGATCTCGTCGCAGCAGGACATGCGGACTCCTCGTTCAGTGCGTCGCAGGCACCGGGAGCAATGCCCGGTTCGCCAGCGCCTCGGATTCTTCCCAATAGACCACTGTGTCCAGGTCGCCCCGGCACACGCGCACGCGGTAGGTGCCGGGGATCGCCAGCACCACCTGGTTGTGGCGCTCGCACAGCACCGTCTTGCAGCCGTCGATCCGGTACGTCGCCCACAGCTCGGGCGCGCTCGGCGGCGCGCAGCAGGCGTCCGCCTGGTCCTTGATCCGCGGGTGGATCAGCAGTTCGACCTCGGCGCAGCCGTGGCCGGCGAAGCGCAGGATCACCGGCGCGAACGTCACTTCCACGTTCGGCGCCTCGTCCGCCAGCGTCGGCAGCGCGCCGTAGTACAGGAAGCCCTCACGCGCCATGGCCGGGCTCCTGCGGGGGTTCCTGGGCGATCACTTCCACCAGCGGATCGCGCTCGATCGTGCGCCACAGCGCCCGCACCATCCGCAGCAGCAACTGCCACTTCGCGGCCGACTTCGCCGGGACGAACACCACCGGGTCCTGCCAGTACAGCGTGCGCCGCTGCGCGCGGTCGCTGACGCCGTCCGGCCGGTAGCCGGCGCTGCGGTTGCCGAAGCGCACGAAGAAGGCCTGCGCGTGTGTGTCGATGCGGTGGACGAAGCCGGGGCCGTAGACGATGTCGAACACGGCATCGCCCGGCAGAAGGTCTTCGCCGTCGAGTTTCATGGGGGGGCTCTTGTCGGGATCGGAGAGGTGGCTCAGCGGGATCAGAGCCGTGGTTCAGCAGGATCGGAGCGGTGGCATCACAGGGCATCGCCGCGGAGCGCATCGACGACGCTGCCCTGGCGGCCATCCAGCGCCGGCATCGCCGTCGCAGGGGCGGTCGCAGGCGTCGTGCGCGCCCCCGTGCCTTCGCCCGCGTTCGCGGGGTCCAGCGGCGGCGTGCCCGGTGCGTTCATGGGAAGCGCCTTGCCGAAGATCAGGTCCGGGTTGAAGCCCTGCAGGCCCACCCAGTCGCGCAGCAGGTTCACCAACCCTTCCCGCGGCAACAGGCCGCCCTGCGCGAAGGGCGTGATCGCCTGCAGCGTCTCCACGGTGCGCGCCTGGCGCATCTCGCGGGCCATGATCCCCTTCGCGCCGCGCGCGACGACCGTGGCGTCTGCCTTGAGGCTCGCATCGGGGTTCAACAGCATGTTCAGCAGGTAGTACGCGGCGATGGTCGGCTCGATCAGATGCTTGTCGAGGTTGCCGATGGCCTGCTTGATGCCGCGCAGCGCGCTGTTGTAGAGCAGGCTCAGGCCACCCATGGTCGCCGCCGCGCCGGTGGCCGGTGTCGTGCCGCCATAGGCGTAGGCCGGGACGCCGCTCACTTCGTCGGCGAGCCGCCAGTAGGCTTGCAGCACCGCGTTCAACTCCGCCGCGACGCTCGGAATCTTCTCCATGTTGATCGCCCGGCCCTTGCCGGCGCCCTGGGTGTAGAACACGCGGTACGGCCGCACCAGGTTCGGCGCGTCCTCGCTCTCGTCGAGCAGGTCGAGGTTGATCTCGGCGATGGGGCCGGAGGCGTAGGCCATGTTCTGCACCAGTCGGCGGGCGGCGGAGTTCACCTGCCGCTGCACGTCGCGCAGGATCTGCCCGAGGCCCTCGCCCCAGAAGCTGCCGGGCAGGCGCGAGAACGACGCGACCTGATACGGCCGCTGCCCGGTCGGGATCGGGTTGAGCAGCGAACGCAGCACCAGGTCGCCCAGCAGCCAGACGTTCGCCTCGTAGTAGGCGTCCGGATCGACCGCGCGTTCGCCGAACACGGCGCTAGGCGGCAGCCCTTCGAGCTGGCACCACTCCAGCAGCACCGCGCCGGGCACCCGGCCCCAGAAGTCCACCACATCATAGGTGCCGTCATGGCCCGTGGACGAGGCGTTCGAGGCGCCCCAGGCGCCCGCGGTCGCCAGCCCTTCCAACTGCGCGCGCTCGTTCGCCACCGGATCGCTGCAGGCGTAACCGCCCGGATGCAGCGTCAGCGTCGCGCGAATCGCGCGCTCGGAGAAGTTCGGCAGGCCGATGCAGTCCGACAGCGCCTTGCCGGTCATCGGCATGCGCTCGCACAGGTAGCTGCCGTCCTGCGGATTGGTCGCATCCGGCGCCGGGTACAGGTCGAAGGGCGAGACCCGCTCGACCCGGACCTTCGTGCGCGCCACGATCCGCAACCGCTCGCCGTCCCACTGCGGCGCCTGCACCCGGCGCACGATCGGCGACTTGAGGACCGCCCCGGGGAACACGGTCAGGTCCTCGATCGCCGCGTCGAACGCCTCGCGCCAGCCGCCCTCCTCCAACTGGTCGGCGATGTGCTTCTCCATCCGCGCGCAGGCCTCGCGCGCCGTCTCCAGCACGATGTCCGCCGCCACGTCTTCGAGTTGCTTGATCCGCGCCTGCACCTGATACGGGGCGAGGTACCGGAGTTCGACGCCGCTGCGCTGCACCTCCAGCAGGAACGCCTGCCGAGCCGCGAGCTTGCCGGCGTCGGACAGTTCGGGGATGGGGGTCGGTTCGACCGTCCACGGCTTGTCCTCGGCGTTGGCGAGGGTGTCGCGTATCCATGCCTGCGCCGCGCGCATCTTCATGCTCGCCAGCGGCATGTAGACGTCGATCCCGTCCAGCGCCCGCGCCAGTTCCGGGTCGTACTCGTTGTGACGCATGCGCAGGCAGCGCATCATCGTCTCGTGGACGCTGGCGCCGTTGCGCCAGACGACCGCCTCCTTGTGGCGCTTCGCCCGAGTAAAGGCGTCGCGCACGAATGCGCCCAGGCGCGAGCGCAGGCCGACCGACTGTTCGACCTGATAGGCGTGCGCGCCCTGCTCCCGCCGCAGCAGGAGGTCGCCTGCGGCGTTGGCGGGGTTTGGAAAGATCACGAGGCATCACCAGGCAAAGTTCGAGTCCGACGCCGCCGCGCGGCGCACGCTGCCGGAAATCCCCTTCGGGAACACGGCGCCGATGTCGTAGATGCGCGCCAGGCTGTCGAGCATGTCGTCGTGGACGCCGGCCGGGAACGTCAGGTATTCCTCGTTGACGAAGCGCTCGATCACGTCCACCGGCTTGCCGTCGTGCAGCGCCTTGGGCAGCGCGCGCGGCATCCACCAGCGGCCGTTCTCGAAATCCGGCTCCAGCCGCTTGATCCGCGCCTCCTTGGACATCTGTCCGCCCAGCTCCAGCACTGCGAAGCGGTAGTTCTCCGTCTCCATCGCGACGTTGAGGTGTTCGATGTCCGCGTCCTTGCCGTACTTCTCGTACCCGACCTTGTGCGGCCTCCACTTGCGGTGCATCCGGATGGTCATCGCCGCGCGCTCGCGCAGGTTGAGCCGGTCACGCACCGCATCGAGCAGGTAATAGCGGCCATCGGTGTTGAGCCCGACCACCACCGCAGCGGTGAAGTCGGACTTCTTCGCCTTGCTGCCGGCCGGATCGACCAGCAGGTAGCGGTTCATGGGCCGGGCGATGGTGATCGGGAGGCTGTCGTACTCGCGCAGCCACGTGCGCTTGAAGAACCCGCCGGTGCCGGCGACTGGGCGCTGCATGTAGAGCGCTTCCCAGTCGCGGCTGCCGCTGACGATGCGCTTGCGCGCCAGCGCGTCCTCACTGAAGCGCTCCGGGCACAGTGCCTGCCCGACCTCGCGGCCAAGCGCGTCGCCTTCCAGCGCCAGCGCCGGCAGGCTGACGACTTCCCAGTCTTCCTGCGGGTGCTCACGCAGCAGCCAACCGGCGAGGTCGTCCTCGTGCCAGCGCGTGTGCATCACGATCAGGATCGAGTCCTCGGCCAGGCGCGGGTACACCACGGAGGTGAACCACGTCTTGGTCGATTCGCGGATGCGCTCGGACTCGGCTTCCTCGCGCGACTTGAACGGGTCGTCGATGATGAAGACCTTGGCCGGAAAGCCGGTGGCGCCACCGCGGATCGTGGTACCGAGGTACAGCCCGCCTTCGGTGGTCTTGAAGTACGTCTTGCCGGTCGTGCTGCCATCCAGCCGCGAGCCCGGGAACACCGCCGCATGCACGGGTGACGCCAGTTGGTCACGAACGGCCTGCCCGTTCTCCTCGGCCAGATCGATGCCGTAGCTGGCGGCGATGATCGGCCAGTCGGGGTGCTTGCCGAAGATCCACGGCGGCAGTTGCTTGGATACCAGCCGGCTCTTGCCGTGCTGGGGCGGGGCAAAGACCATGATCCGGCCCCGCCCACGCGCCACCGCCGCTTCCAGCCGCCGCGCGACGTAACGATGCCAGCGGTACGCGACGTACTTCGGGTCGCCCAGGATGGAGTAGGCCAGCAGGTTGTCCTGCGCTTCGCACAGGAACGCCTGCACCGCCGGATCAGCCTGGCGCATCTCGCTGCAGAATCTCCTCGGCGAGCTTGCGGCGCTGCTCCTGCGTCAGGTGTTCGCTGGGGTCGAACACCCCCACCGCACCGCTGTGCTTGTGCTGCTGGGCGAACATGCCGATCTGCAAGCCGAGCAGGTGCAGCGGCTTGATCCGGTCGACCAGCCGGAAGCGCTTGGTGTGGCCCACGACCTGACGCTCGCCGTCGACGACCGCCTCGATCTCCTGCACTTCGATCGACTGGATCAGCGCCGCCTGCTGCGAGGTCAGTTCGGTGATTTCGCGGACGCTGCCATCGGCGTTGAACAGCGCACGGATGTCGCCCATGCCCATCCACGCCAACTGGCGCATGATCGCGGCCTGGTCGACCTCCGCCATCGCCTGCAACGCGCTCTGGCGCCCGCTGAGGAAGCCTTTCACGGCCTCGTTGGCGAGCAACCGCGAGGCGGCGTCCTGCGCCAGCTTGCGCGTGCCGGCCTTGTAACCGGCGCGCAGGTACGCCGCACCGGCATCGAAGTCCAGCAGGTACTCGTCGCAGAACCGGCGCTGCATCGGGTTGAGCCCGGTCGCCGGATCGACTCTTACACGAGGCATGGCATCACGCCTGAAGGATCGCCAGGACCGCCAGCGCCACCGCGCAGGCCATCGCGAACCCGACCACCGCGCCGCGCCAGAACAGGCACACCGCGCAGTCGATGAACAGATAGTCCGGCAACCACGCCAGCACGCGCCACCACAGCGGATCGCGGTCAGGCGCGGTCACGACGCCACCGCCTCGCCCGCGGGCGGCGATGCAGGGGTGCGCGCAGGCTCGGGAGCCGGCGTATTCGGGACAGCAGGGGTCGGCGCGGCGGGCCGCGGCGTGTGCGCAGGGCGCACCTCACCGGGCCGCACCAACGGGCGGCAGCGACAGGGCATGGGATTGTCCTTGGGGGAAGGGAGGCGGCAGAAGCGCCGATTACGTGCCTTGTGGCGCGCTCAACGCGCGCACGGTCAGTTCACCGCGCGCATGCTCGACCAGCCGCAGGTTCTCCAGCGGATCGCCGTCCGAGCACCACACGCGCAACACCCCGGCCTGGTCGCGAACGACGATCAGGATCGAGCGCGCCCCTGTGCCGGCTGCGGCGATCAGGGCGTCATCGACGGAGTTGCACGGCTTCGTGCCGGAGGCCGGGGCCATACCGGCGCGCAGCGTGCGCGAACGGCGGGCCGATCCGGGGGAAGTCTTGCGCGGGGAGGTCATGTTCCTTCTGCCTTGGTAGTCATGCATCAATGCGTCGGAGTCCGCTGCGCGCCATTCCGCACACCTGCGGAACGCTCACGCACCGTCCCGTGCGCGTCATGTCGGCGAAGGACCTCCCTCGCCGACGATCCTCTGGCCCATTCTGGCCATTGCGTTCAGGTTCCCCGGAACGACGATGGCCGCACGCGCCAGGCGGGGCTCAGCCCCGCATCAGGCGGGCCAGCGCGGCCCGCATGCGTTGCGGATAGCGGTTCTCCGCGTATCGCGGGCCGTTGTAGCCCTGCGCGAACGCCTCGAAGTCGCTCCGCACCAGCGCATCGGCCAGTCCTTCGCTGCGGATGAAGCGCACGAAGGCGTCCAGGTGACGCTGTTCTTTTTCTTGCATCGCGAACGCCATGTGCGTGACGTTCGCGAATCCCGCCTTCTCCGCATTGAAGCCCATGATCTGGAACAGGCCCCACGATGCGGACTTGAGCGCAGCATCGGGATCCAGTTGCAGCGCCTCTTCCAGGCGGGCGTATTCGACCTCGCCGCCTCGATACAGGTTCCGGTTCCACGTCTTCGACGAAATCGCCGGGTGCGTCGTGTCGAACCGGTGCCCGGTCAGGCGCGAGAACACGTGCGCCTCGAACAGGATCACCACGCGACCGGAGGTGAGCATGCCACGGTCCAGCGACTCGACAGTCGCCACCGCCTGCACGACCTCGCGACGACAACCCAGCGCTTGCGCTGCGCGTTCGTAATCGGCAACCGACAGGCTTGTGGACATGGCGACCTCGATGAAAGGCGGCCCATGCCGGCGTTCGGCGTGTGCAGCGAGGGAACAGGAACCGCCGTCGACCTTGGGGGGAAGTCGATCGTGCGGGGACTGCACACTGGCGCGGCGACGCCTCTCGGCGAACCCGGTGGCGCATTGACCGCCCGGCATGGGCCATGAAGTGAACCCGCCGACCTGAGGCGGTCGTGGGTGTCGGCTCGGGAGAAGCATCGGCTACCGCCAGACGCACATCTCCACCATGGCCCTTTGTACCGGACGGGGCTGCTCCCGTCAAATGTTTTAAACCTTGAGATGTTTCGTTAAACCCGCGCCATCCTTCGCCACTTCAAATCCCCTGCATTTCCAGTCTTTCATGCAGACCGCACGGCAGTGTCAGGGAACTACGCCGTCGCGTTTCACAAAATATTTACACCTTCCGCGACGAATTGCAAAGTCGCGCGCGGCTGTCACGCGCGCCACTTCACCGTCCCAGCCGCTGCGAGAAGCGCCGCAGCGCTTCGCGCTCCAACTCGCGCAGCGCCGCGAGTTCGCGCTCGTGCACTGCGTTGATCCACACGCGGTAGAACTCGCCGCGCACGCCCACCGCCTTCGCACGGCGCTTGTACGACCACGCCGTCGTGCCCTGGCCGTGGCAGATCTCGCACGATGCGAAGTCCGCACGCACCTTGCGCGTGGTGTCCGCGACCAGCCGCAACCGATGGCCCACGCCCTTGCACACCGCGCACGGCCGCGGCTGCGCGTACTCGGCCAGCACGGCGCGCGCCACGGCCTCCCAGAACGCGCCCTGCGCGATCCGCGGCGCGAGCGCGGCCTCGGCCTCCGGCGAGGACTGGGCGAGCGCCTGCACCTGCCTGCGCGCGCGTGCGGCCACCAGCGCGACCAAACGCAGCTTGCGGCTGTACTCCACCGCCTGCACCCCGCGCCGGCAGGCCGCCACGCGCTTGGCGACGTCGGACTCGGGCGAGACCCGCCTCCTGCTGACCCTCTCGCGACGGGGGACGGGCGACGACGCGTCCGCAGCCGGCACCGGCACCGGCACCGCCGCGATCTTGCGCACCTCCGGTCCCTCGAAGGCCTCCGGCCAGTGGCGCAGGCACAGCACCTCGACCGCCAAGCGGTCGCGCACGCTACCTCGCGCGGCCAGTCCCAGCGCCGCCGCGATGTCCTGCGGCGTCAGCGAGGGAATGCCGCCCTGCCCTGGCATGCGCGGCATGGACTTCGGCGCCAGCCGCGCCAACAGTTTCGCGGCGCTGCCCAGGCGATCGGCGTCGTCGAACGATCCCGCGCCGCTCATGCCGCACCGCCTTCGCCCGGATCGGCGGGATCTGCCTCGGTCGCCGGCGTCGACGCCGGATGCCGATACGGACGCAGTACCCGCGCAAGGTCGTCGATGACGGCCTGCACCGCAGGATTGACGCATCCGGCACCCGCGTCCTCCGACGATTCGGTGGCGTCTCGAATGTCGTCCTTGACGCGCGAATGCGCGGACAAGTCCCTATCCCTGTCTATAGAGAAAGTTCTATTCGTGGCCCTTGTTTGCCGCGTTTCGCGGTCGTTTTTGGGCCCCTTTGCGTCCTTGCTAGGGCCTGTTTTTGGCGGTTTTGCAGTCATCTGTGCATTTCCTGTGGGTATCCGTTCGAGCATGTGCAAGCGATACACCACCACCTGGCGTGTCTTCCCCATGCGCCGCCCGGTATCCGACAGCAGTCCCCAGCGCTGCAGCTTGCCGAGGTTGCGCTGGAGCGTCTTGCGGTTCTGACCGGTGGCGTGTGCCAGGTACTGGCTCGACGGGTAGCACTCGAACCGCTTGAGCGAGGTCATGCGCGAGCGGTACGAGAGGACGACCAGCAGCGCCTTGGCCGACGAGGTGCGTGGGGGAAGGACGATCCGTAGCGCCCAGTTCATGGCGGCGATACTCATTGCGGAGGTGTCTCGGAACAGGCGGGTGGGACAACGGGCGTGCAGCCGCCCGCTGCGGCGCATGCGCGCCGCAGGTCGGGATGCACGGGGTGGGATGGCTCAGGACGCGACGGGAGGCGCGCGCACGGACAGTCGTGCCCGCATCTCGATCAGGGTCAGGCCGGTGTCGGGATCGATGACGTAGTCGCGCGCATGCGGCAGGCGATCGACCAGGCGCCGCGTATACAACTCCGGCACCAGCGCGCCCCAGGTCCGCGGCAGGAACCGCGAGACCCCGAAGGCGCGTGCCACCGCGGCATGGTTGACCCGGCCGTTCGGGAACGTCGCCCCGAGCAGGACCGCGGCATCGCTGAGGCGGATGTTGAACATGGCGATAGGTGTAACATACTAAACCTTCGCTGTTCAACTCGACGCTACGCTGCTATCCTTGTCAAACCTTTCCATCACCGCCGGGGGGCTGGAGATGAATGTGGTCGGCGAACGCATCAAACACGCGCGCACGTCCTGCGGACTGAGCCAGGCACAGCTGGCCGAGGCCATCTCGGCCGCGACTGGCGGCAAGGTCACGAAGTCGTTGATCAGCCAGTGGGAATCGGGCCGTGTCGCAAGTCCAAATACGGCGAACCTGCTGGCGATGCAGTCCGTCACCGGGTTCCGGGCCGAATGGCTTCTGCAGGGGATTTCCCCGCAAAAAGTAGAAGAATCCACCGGCAAGCGCGGGAGCAAACCCGCCGAACTCGATGTGGTCTTGCTGGAGAGAATCCTGCGCGAAGTCTTCAAGACCACGACCGATCCCAAGCGCGCCGCCAGGTCCGCCGTGCGCATGTACCAATCCCTCGCTGGCAGCGACGGCAACATCAATCCCCTGACGCTCCTGGCACGCTTCGCGGCAGCCGAACAGGGCTAGGAAGGCAGGACAACCGGACCCCGGAGACGGCTTGCGCGATAGGCCGCCGGGTGGTATTTATCGCCCTTGAGTTGTTTTTATTAAACCCAAGGACGCCCCATGCCCCGCCTCCCCCACCTCCATCTGCACCGTATCGTCGTCGACGATACGCCGCTGCCCCTGGTCGTCAACGGCCGTTCGCAAGCCGCCGTCCGTGATCACTTCCTCGAACGCCATGTCCGCATCGAGCGGCTGTCGCCGGAAGAGGCGTTCCGGGCCGGCATGAGCGGCGCCGTCATCGAAACCGTCGGCGATGCGCCCATCGGCACGCCGGAGCGCACCGATGGCGCCAGCGAGCCTAGCCTGTTCGATCAAACGCACGGCTTCGGAGCCACGGCGGATCCCGCAGACGCAGCGCCCCGTCCGAATCAGGGGCCGGGGCCTGGCTATGCCGCCGCCGTCAACGAGGCCGCGACGCTGTGAAGCGCGATCGTGCCTCGCACCTGGTGTGCCTGGCGTCGCTGGGATGGTCGGCGGTGTTCATTCCCGTCGAACTGGTCATCGGCGCCTACGGCTATGCGCTGACGCAGGGCGGGCTGCAGATCGCGGTCCTCGTCCTGCTCTCGTATTGGTCGCCTACGGCTGCGAGAGCGCGTGGCGCGCTTCCAGCACCAGTGCAAGACGATCGTCGCCGTTCAGCAAGTCAGTAACAACGAGCGCATCGGCGCCTAAGCCCACGAACCTACATGCATCGGAAGCAGCCCGGTGGGCATTGCAGCACGACTTACATCATTGATACAGCATGAGCGGTACGCGGACATTGTTCTTCCTGATGGCAGAGTTCGGCACCGGACACATTCCGCTCGATGCCTGCGCATCCCATTTCGGTCTTTCGACCGGCGAAGCCAAGAAAGCGGCTGCTCGCCAGCAATTGCCCGTCCCAGCATTCAGGCTGGGATCGCAAAAATCGCCGTGGTTGATATCGATTGAGGACCTAGCCTCCTACATCGACACTCAGCGAAAGCAAGCTGAAGTCGACTGGACACGTATCCACAGTTCCGACCGCTCATTGTGACTTTTTGCGGGTGAGGTCCGGGACATGCTCGGGCCGCAAATGCGTGTACCTCTTCAAGGTCTGCCATGACTCGTGCAAGGTGAAGTGCACGACCTGCGGGATGTCGTAGCCCGCCTCGAAGAATCGCGAAGTGGCTTCGTGGCGCAGATCATGGAAGTGCAAATCCTCGATCCCCAGGATCGGCATGGCACGAGTGAAGGCGGCACCAACCGACTTCGAGTCATAGGGAAAGATCCGCGACTCACCATCGATCCTGGGTTGCGAATCGATGATGTCCCAAGCCTCCGCAAGCAAACGGAACTCTTTGTGGTTTCCTTCCTTTGACGTTGGATGCTTCACGTCGCGCAGCAAGGCAATTCCCTTCTTGCGATCGAGGTCATCCCACCGGAGCCGAGTAATCTCTTCCTCGCGCCGCGCTGTTGCCAGCGCGAACCGCACGATGTCGCGCATCGGAATCTTCGCCGACCATCCTCTCTTCTCGAAGTGCTTGAGGATCAAACCCTCTTCCCCCTCCTTCAAGCGGCGTTCCCTTCTCTTGGGCTTGGCGATGACCCGCTCTTGACGGAGGTACTCTGCGGCACGGTTCAGCGCCTCCAAGGGAACCGGACAGCCGAGCACGGCGTCAGCGGCACGGAATACCTGCCGGAACCAGATCAGATCGTTGGACGCAGTCGCCGGACCCGCCCCGGCTCGCCGGCGCTGCTCTGTGTAGGCGATGAAGTCGGACCTCGTGAGCTGATCGACGCGCTTTCCGGCCAAGGCACCCGCCTTCATGCGGGCAAGGTCCGCCTTCTTGGTTCGCCCCCACGGCTTGTCGGGGCGTTCGCGCCTTACGTACCACTCGATCATCTGCTCCACCGTCATCCGGCGGCCCAGCACTTCTCCCCTGGCCCGCTGCACCTGCAGCTCAGCTTCTCGCCGTCGCATCCACTCGCGCGCCAACCCTTTGGCATCGAATGTCTCGGCTTCTGAATGCACCAACTTGCCGTCGCGCTTGAGCCGAATTTGCGCGGTGTATGCTGTCGAGCCGTCGCTACGGCGGCGGGAGACGATGGTTCCCATAGTGCTACAGACCTCATTCTGTAGCACGAATTGTAGCACTCCCGCGGCAAAAATGCCGAAAAAACCGCCAAAATCCACCCAAATGCATCGCCACGAAGATACTGAAAAAGCAGGGAAAACACCGGGAAATCACATCAATCCCGATGAAATTCGCCTGTCCGTGGCGCCGATGATGGACTGGACCGATAC